CTAGTGCGCTGGGGGGGACTTGAACCCCCACGCCTTGCGGCACATGGCCCTCAACTATGTGTTGCATAAATCGCATTTTCAAGCACACGGACAGGGAGAATTGGCAAGCCGTGTGCTTTTTTCAAAAAGTGGAAATGTGTGCATCAACATGGATAAATCCATGTGCGATTATCCAAGTTTCCAGTTCTCAACCGGGCTTGCTCGTTTATGGGCGCTGTCAACATCGACCTGCGCCAATGCGAGGTACCGCTTGACCATCTCAAGCGTGCTATGCCCGAGGATCTCCTGAAGTGTATAAGGGTCTCCCCCGTTACGTAAATAATTGATCGCAAAGGTATGACGAAAACGGTGCGGGTGTGCATCTTGAATACCTGCCCTCTTTCCGATCTGCTGGATTAAATGCGCCAGGCTTGTTCTGGTGAACGGGAATGGTTTTATCAATTCAGCCATTGATGTATATTTGAAAACAATCGAAGCTGTCCGTGAGCTGATCGGAAGGAAACGCTCTTTGTTTCCTTTCCCCAGCACCTTGATTTTCCTGGACGCAAGGTCAATATCCTTTATGTCCAAACCGCACAATTCCGACGCACGCACACCGGTATCCAGCAGCAGGAATATGATCGCCCGGTCACGGTCGGTATTCCGTTTGACGGATGCGAGCATAGCTCGTACCTCAACGTCCGTAAACGGGTCGATCACTACCCGCTGTGGTTTAGGCTTTACGACCTGGCGCACGATATGAACATCGACATACCCTTCCCGGAACGCCCAAGTCCATGGTGCTGCTAGGCCAATATGGTAATTGAGCACGGTTTTTGATGAGAAAGGCTGGGCGGCCAAGAAAGCCTCAATCTGTGTCCTGGTAATGACCCGTATGGGCGAATCGCCCACATGGGTCAGGAATTTGCGTAAAGTCCGCTCGTAGTCCGCAATCGTATGTACCGATAAACGGCGTGCGCGGCAAGCTAACATAAATCCCTCAATAGCTTTAGATAATGGTAACGATCCGGTATTGGTCAGTGTAGTTCTCCGTCTGGGAGGAGCAAAAACAAATAAGCGCTCCCTCCCTTTAGCATAGTACCTCATTGATTGCTCCTTGTAAGTTTTTTATAAATTCTCCCTGTAAATTGATCCCACCAATTCGCATAGTGCATAAACAGTGCCTATTCATAATTTCACGTTTTGAAAGGATGAAATATTTTAGAAAGTGAAAATCCACAGGAAATATAAGAATTCCAAATCACAAATCCGCCACACTCACCGCACCGCAGCGGCGTTAGAAGATGCGATGTCGGTTGCCCTTGACATCATTCGGGAAGTAGAGCTGTCTCAGCAGGTAGTGATGCTGCGTTCGCAAGCATTGATGTCGATACTTCGAGAAACCCGTGCCGGACCGCACGCATATAACCTTGATAGACCGGCTGGGTCAAGGATCATTGTCAAAAAGAGGTGAAATTGATCACGGTTTATATCGCAAGCCCATACACAATCGGTGACGTAGGCGCAAACGTCCACCTGTCATTTGTAGCCGCTGATGCGTTGGCACACTACGGATACGCCCCGTTCCCTCCGCTATTCTCCCATTTCTGGCACCTCATGTTCCCTCACGAATATGAGTTTTGGGTAAACCTGGACAACGAGTGGGTAAAGCGCTGCGATGTGATGCTGCGACTGCCTGGGGAAAGCAAGGGCGCCGATGCAGAAGTCGCTCTTGCAAGGTCTCTCGGTGTTCCGGTCTATTTCTCTATCCGTTCCCTCATCGAGAATGTTCCCCCTGATTATGTGAAAGACAGCACCGATGGAACCTGTAACTAACGGCATGTTAGCTATCCCGAAGCCCGGTATACGTGACAGAAATAGCACTTTATTGACGCTGCCAATCCCCCCGTCAGCAAACCGTTATTGGCGCAACTACCGCGGGATCACAGTCACCTCGGATGAAGCCGTTGCATATAAACAGCAAGTCCGGTTTATGTGCAATACGGTTTCCAAAATTCCAGGTGACGTAGCTGTTTCTGCTCACGTTTTCCGGGCGAGGAAGAAAGGCGACTTGGATAACTACCTTAAGTGCCTACTGGATGCGCTTCAGGGAGTGATATTTGAGAACGATTCTGCTGTAGTGGAAATCCACGCATACAGGCACGATGACAAAAACTGTCCACGAGTGGAGGTCGAAGCATGGGAAGCATAACCCCAACAAATGAGTACGAAGAAGTGGCTCAAACGTTTTTCAATTCTCTCAACACGGAAGACGCACGTCCAGTACGTGGAGCCGATAGCGAAAATCCGCAGGTGTATACCTACGACTGGGTATCTCAAGCGGTCAGTTCTCTTGAAGAAATGTCCCAAAATTTACTTGTGTTCAGCCAGGCAGTTGTTACCGGGATGAATTTCGCAATGACCAGGTTTGTAAATTTTGTGAGTAAAAACCTTGATCCCGGCCACATTCGCCGGACGGTGATGTATTACCGCAGGTATGCCAGGCATGGAAAGGGGAAGAAATGAGCAGCGGTGACATTCAGATCAGGATCATAGGATTGAACGCTTTCAGGAAAGCGGTCAAGAAAAAAAAGTCAGCCGTATCCAAACTGATTAAATCGGTTGTTTCTAACTTGCAGACCGAAAGCGTTTCAAAGTCCATTGCCAGAGCCCTATCTCTCCGCTGTTCGTTTTCCCCGGAAGAAATCCTGAACTTTTACCATGTGTACGGCTCCTGGGATGAAACCATAATAGTCATTGGCTATTGTGAAGCAAGGGGTTTCGATGCTCTGGACGCTGCCTGCATCGCTCTGCATGATGAATTTCCGTACTGCAATTACAGCCAACGAGAAAACCTCGAAGTATGGTCTCGAAAGATTTAAAGTGAACAAACTTTCCCCTCAATATCTTGCGTACCTGGCGTCAAGCACTTGGAAGCAAAAGCGCAAATTGGCTCTTCAGCGTGCGGGTTATCATTGCCAGATATGCGGTGAATATGACCGGCTTCAGGTGCACCACGTTACCTACCGCAATTTTGGGTACGAACTCCCCGAAGATCTGACCGTTCTCTGCTTCCGGTGCCATGTTTGGGTAACATGGATGCTGCGCTATCGAAAGGTGGTCAATTTCATAAAGCTGATCCTGAGTTGAACAAGTTCCCCGGTTTATCCGGGGATTTTTATTTTTCGTACAGCACATGGTTTTTATCACGCTATAATCCCGGACAGATGACAGAAAATGAAAATAAGCTTCCCAAACTCTCTGCCAAGCATGCTGCGTTTGTAGACGAATTGTTTTTGAACAACATGAACCAGACGCAGGCATATTTGCGCGTCTACAGGAAACCGGACGAGAAAGGGAAGTACTCTGCTCGGGATACCAGCATTTGTAGACGGTTAGCCAGTGAAACAATGACAAAACCTGACGTCCGGGCAGCGGTCGAACGCCGTTTACAGGAAACCACCATGCGGGCGAACGAAGTGCTGTTCCGGCTAACGCAGATGGCTCGGGCAGATCACCTGCCATTTATCCGGTTTTCAGATAACGGGTCAGTGTTCTTTGATTTCTCGCACCCGGACGCAAGGCAATATTTTTACCTAATCAAAAAGATCAAGACCAAACGCACCAGGAGAACAGAAGGCCGGGGTGAAAATGCTGAGGAATGGGAAGACGAGTGGGTGGAGGTTGAGTTGCACGACGCTCAGTCCGCACTCGACAAACTCGGCAGGTACTACAAACTGTTCGATAATAAACCCCAGGCGGTCTTGAATATCGACATTGACAAATTGAATTATGAACAGCTCAAGAGGATCAACCAGGGAGAAGACCCAGCTTACGTATGCGCAACTCCGGGCAAGAGTGCGAATGAGGCTCCTGGAAATGGAGAACCCGGAACTGGTACTGACGAACTTTAGCCGTTACCAGGACAACCCGCACCTGTTCGGTGAAGAAGTCTTCGGAGAGCATTACACCGAAGACGTGATTAAGGTTATGGAAAGTGTACGGGATAACCCGGTGACCATTGCAAAATCCGGGAACGCCGTTGGCAAATCACACGGAGCTGCTCGGATCGCTGTTTGGTTCTATAAAAGTTTTCCAGGTGCGCAAGTATACACAACCGCAGCGCCTCCAGAAAAGAACCTTTACAAAATCCTGTGGGGAGAGATAAACAGCCTGGTTGGAAAAAAGCCGGATGTATTCTCCACAGACCGGATCACCCTTGACCTGAATATTCAGTGTTCCCCGCTTTCTTTCCTTACCGGTGTTGCGATCCCGTCTTCTGGTACGCCTGAACAGCGCCAGGCGAAGTTTTCCGGTAAACACGCTCCCTATCTGCTGTTCATAGTGGACGAAGGCGATGCAGTCCCCGTTGAAGTGTACAAAGGTATCGAAAGTTGTATGTCGGGCGGGCATGCCCGCCTGCTGATAATGTTCAACCCTCGTGCTGAGTACGGTCCCGTTGCACAGATGGAAAAGAACAAGCAAGGGCATGTGGTAAACCTGTCCGCACTCAATCACCCGAATGTGGTTACTGGGAAAGACATTATTCCAGGTGCTGTTACCCGAGAGGTCACTGTCCGCAGGATCAACGAGTGGACAAGGCCACTGCTCCCTGACGAACACCCGGACAATGAGACCTTTCAAGTGCCGGATTACCTGGTGGGTGCGACCGCTGTCTCGAAAGCGGGTATGCTGTATTCTCCGCTGCCGGCCGGCCACCGGAAAGTATTACCGGACGGCGCAGCGTTCTTTTACATGGTGCTGGGAGAATATCCGCCTCAGGGTGAGACCCAGCTTATCGCCCGTGCCTGGATCGAGGCGGCGGTATCCCGTTATCACACATACATTGCCACCTATGGGGAAAAATCACCAACAGACAGCGGGATCGTTGGATTGGATATTTCTGAATACGGCAAAGATTGGAACGTGCTTACGTTTCGCATTGGCGGGTATGTGCCGCCTCAAACCAGGTGGCAAGGCATTGATCCAGACATGACAGCGTCAAAAGCCTTTGGGATATGCAACCAGACCGGTTACAGTTTACGGGTAATGGTTGACGGTACAGGTGTTGGTGCCGGCGTTGCACCCAAGATGTCACGACTGGGAATACCTTCTGTGTCTGTGAAAGTTGCCAGCTCACCGACCATAAAAACCGAACTCGGAGAGTTCCTAATACTTCGTGACCAACTCTGGTGGTCGGTGCGAGAGTGGTTGCGCACTGATCCGGGAGCTATGCTTCCCCCGGATGACGAACTTATTGAAGAACTGGCAGCACCTATGTATTCGATAAAAGGAGGAAAGATACGCGTAACAGATAAAGATACTATGCGAGAATTTCTCGGCCGCTCACCGGATAAAGCAGACAGTTTATGCCTTACGTTCGCTGAAGGTGCTGTATCCGGTTACGTTGAGGTAGGGGTGAACCCGTTGGATGAATGGAGAGGATAATGGTACCGGACACAAATCAAAAGCTACCCACATTGCAGAACCTTGACGAGCAAACGCAGAAAGACCTTTCCGCTATCTTGTATGCTATCAACCTGGTTCGCCAGGCTACGGGATTTGGTTCCGTAGAGATCGTTCTCCGTAATGGACAAATTGTTGACATGAAGGCAAACCATGACATAAAACCAAAATTCCTGAATATTACTTAGTGACCACGCTATAATAGCGGTAGTTGTCTGCCTGATCGAGGCATTGATTCCCAGGGCAGCCGTTTTCTAAACACGGCTGCCCTATTTTTTTAAGGAGTTTCCTGTGAAAAAGATTGGTCGTTTTCTCGTATTGTTAGTGGTTCTCACCTTGCTTGTGCTTGCCTTCGCAGTTCCCCACACCGCAGTATTCGCAGGCGATGGAGCCAGTGTTCAAGCGGCTGAAACGCTCCCGCCCTTTGACCTGACAACCGTTTTGGTCACCTTTGCCAGCCTATCCGGTACAGCCGTCTTTATTGCCGCTGTAGTCAACCTGCTGAAAATGTTCGGGGCGGTCAAAGACGATACTGCCGCATCCTGGTCTGCTGGATTGAACCTCGCCGCATTGATCACCGTTATCGTGCTTCAGATCCTCGGTAAGATAGATGTGGTTCCTGCCCTGGACAGTCAGGCCGGAGTTATTGCAAACGTGCTGACAGCTATCGGCGGTCTGGTATGGCAGATATTCTTGTCCCGCACAACTCATGTTCAGGTGCTTGCCGGTTTACCAGGTGTAGGCACATCGAACAGTAACCGGGTCGCCGGCGAGTCTCACTATGAGATTTTATCGGAAACCACGACTACCCCGACCGTTGAGTAGGTGAATGTTCGATCTGTTGATCGTGGTCAACTTGGTAATTTGCATGGCGGCAGCTTTTATGCAGGCCGCCATGCTATACCGTACCCGAAAGCTCAAAACGCTGAGAACGGTACTCAGGCTGATAGGTTTTATCGCCTGTGTATTTTTTATCTGTGTTTATGTGTACGAGCTTTGCGGAGGGGGACAACCAGGTATCGGGTACGTACGCCCTGGCCTTACAGTCCTGTTCGCTTACACATTGGGTGAGCTGATCTATGAATATGCAACTCACTGACATTATTTCGATGATCGTTGCGCTTGCCGCTTTGATAACCGCCATCGTTGGAGCAAAGAGACTGCGGCCAGAAGCCAAGAAAACAACTTCCGAAGCGCAGAAAGCGGATGCTGAGGCGGTGCTTAACTTTGCTGACACCTATAAGAAGATCGAAGAACTTGATACCAAGTGGCGGGAAAAACTCGAACTGATGGAGAAGCGAATCGACAGCTTACAGGCAGAGATCGACGCCCGTGATGACGAGATCGAATCCAGGGATAAACAGATCAGCGAACTGGAAAAGACCATCGCCAGCAAGGACGCCCGGATCAGCGAACTTGAAACCCAGATACTGCGCATTCCAGACCTGGAAGCTCGTGCAAAGCGCCAGGAAGACGAACTCGAAGCGTTGCGTGTCGAATTAGAAGCCCTGCGAGGAAAACGGAAAAAGGGCTGTTCGGGAGAATAACTTATGAACATCCCGCAGAGAATATGGAGAGCAGCTATGACAGCTATCAATGCGTTCAGAGAATCGTATACGAATTCTGATCCTTTGTCCGCTTCCTTTGATGACTTCTCCTCGGTCACCGGGCGCTTGATGCGTTACCGTGTGAACTGGGCGATGTACGAAAGCACCGCATACCGGAAGGCGCACCTGTGGGCGAAGTCCTACCTTTCCGCCTACGGTCTGTACAGGTTCACCAGGAACATTTATAGTCCGGCGTTCCGCCTGGGCGACTTCTGGCAGTCCCACATTTGGGGCGGCTTGCTTGACCCGAAGGCCGGCGATGGTAGAAGCGAACCGTCCTCAATTCCCATTCTCTGCAATGACGACTCATTGCGAGCTGCTATTGGTCAGTTATGGAAATGGTCAAACTGGCAGACACAGAAAGGCATTGTGTCCCTGCACGGACCCGTTTTAGGTGATGCGGTCATAAAGATCGTGGACGACCCAGCCCGCAAACGGGTATACATGCTGCCTATTCACCCTGGAACGCTGTACAGCGTAGATGTCGATTTCTGGGGGAATGTGAAAGGCTACGTCATAGAAGAACTGCGGGTGGATCCCATTACTGGCAAGCAGGTTACCTATCGTGAGGTCGCTACCAGGAATACTGGTGATGTGAATGTTTATTACCAGACTTTCAAGGACGGTGCACTTTATGACTGGTCGGGGGAAAATGAGCCTGAATGGTCTGAACCCTATGGGTTTGTCCCTATGGTCGTTATCCAACACCGGAACGTAGGGTTGCCCTGGGGGTGGTCTGAAATGCACTCCGGGTTGCCAGATTTCCGTGAAGTTGACGACCAAGCATCCTTACTCAATGACCAGATTCGGAAAGTGGTAAACGCTATCTGGTACTTCTCAGGTGCCGATAAACCGAAAACTGATCCGCTCCAATCCCGCACAACTGATACCGATGCGGCGAACGCCGGCGAACCCGAGATCGACCGCCAGAAATCACCCGCCCTTTACGGCCCTGTTGGATCAGACGTGAAGCCTATGGTCGCACCTCTTGAAATCGAACAGGTAGGGAAAAACATCGAACGGATAATCGCCAAGATCGAACGTGATTACCCGGAGCTTTCGGAAGACTTGGACAACGCTTCGGGTGATGTTTCAGGACGGGCGCTGCGGATCAACCGGCAGCCGGTCATTACGAAGGTGAACGAACGCCGGCCAAACTACGACTTCGCCCTTGTCCGGGCGCAGCAAATGGCAATCGCAATCGGTGGCCACCGGAAATACGAAGGGTTCGCAGGTTATGACCTTGAAAGCTATGCCGCTGGAAAACTGGATCACGTCATTGGCCCCCGCCCTGTTTATGACAAAGACCCGCTGGACGATATCGAGGTCGAGAGCGCATTCTGGGAAGCTGCTGATAAAGCGAAGACAGCAGGCATACCGCTTATGGTGTTCCTGCGCAGGAACGGGTGGACTAATGAACAGATCAAAGAGTTGCAGGCCGACCCTGATTACATGATGCGCATGGAACAGCAGCAGGCTTCTCTTGATGCACAGAAAGCATTGGCGAATGCTGAAATACCTACTCCGGGTGATAAACCTGGCGATAAATCAAACGATAAGAAAACGAAGTAATGGCTAACCCACTCCACCAGGCGGTCAAGTCAGGGCTAAAGGCAAACGATACGGTTTCCGCATTGTTTTCCCGCATTGGTACCTCTGACCATCCACGCGGGTTCGTGCTATCCGCTTACCGGAATGCAAACCGTGCACTCAGGACAGCGCTGGGGGAGCAAATCCCGCTTATGGCTGTTTCCGATGTTATGGCAGAGCTTAAGCGTACGATCCGCACAGAAGCCAATCTGGTTCTGCAGGACGCACAGTTTCTCGGGTTCGAGGAAGCTGCCAGGCAGTTGTCCTTTTATGGTATCAAGACCGTTCCTACACTGCTGTCCGTGGACAGGCAAGCGAGAGAACAAGTGCTCTCTGCCATATCTGCCCGTTTGGATGCGCAGGAAGCGGTTATCCGGGCAATGGTGATGACAGAGGCGGAGTTGACCCAGATCGTAGGGAGTGAAGACCGGGCAGGTACTCTGCGGTCTTCTGACATCGCCCCTGGATTGGCAGCATGGGCGGCGTCCCTGTTGTGGTCTGCGTTTTCCACCTGGACGAACAACAATTCCCAGGGTTTCCAGTTTAAAAAGCAGGCGGTTGCGGTATTGGATGCACGGACAACGGATTGTTGTTTGCGGGTGCATGCTCAAATCCAGCCGCTCAATAAACCGTTCCATCTCACCGGAACACCCAGGTTTTCCGACTACATGGAATGGCCTGGTTTTCACAATTGGTGTCGTACCGCAGGTGTCCTGTACCTGGACGCTTACGATGACGGATTGACCGCTGACATGCGCACCGGCGCAGACAGGTTCCTTGTTGAAAGAGAGCAGGGTGGAAGACCGGACAGGAACCCAGCGGACGCATTAGGTTGAACAGGAGAAAGAAATGGATACTGTAATGGTTGTAATCACCCTGAGTACGGGAAGACAAATCTGTCTCACTGAAAAAGAATACTACGAACTGAAATCTTATTTTGTCCGGGACACAATCGCTAAAAAGATAACCGTCACGATAAATAATAGTGGCACAACTCTTGTGTTGCCGGAAGCTATATGCACTGCCCTACAGAAAGCCGGGATACCCTAATGCACACCAAACATCCAGGCATACTAACCACTTGGAAACTTCCGCTTGATGACGCTCACCACGTGCTTACTTTCATGTGGAACGATGTCGAGGTAATGCAGGAGGCGTTCGAGAAAACCCATCCCTACAACCTGCATCACGATTTTGCCGGGTTCTGCATGTGCCAAACCCAGGTATTACGCACATCGGACAATGTCCGGCTTGCCCCTCCCCGGTTCGCTGAAATCCATGTCGCACTTGATCACATTGGCGGAGGGTACGTCGCTCACGAGATACAGCATGCCATAAACTATTATGTCAAGTTTATGGACTGGGATCGTGAGACGAACGATGAAGATATCGCATCGCTGGCCGGTGATCTGACCGCCGCATTCTGGAACGGTTTTTATGACAATTTCAGGAAAGAGGAAAAATGACCCCTTCCGGTTGGATAGGCGTTGACCTGGATGGAACACTCGCTGTGTACCACGGATGGTTAGGTGGTAATATCGGTGCGCCTGTGCCTGCGATGGTGGACAGGGTAAAGGCATGGTTAGCTGAAGGTATTACCGTAAAGATTTTCACCGCTCGTGCATGCTTCAATGACGCCCAGGAGATCCAAAAGATCAAGGACTGGTGCGCAGAACACATAGGTCAGGAACTCGAAGTTACCTGCTCAAAGGATTTCTCCATGATCGAATTGTGGGACGACCGCTGTGTACAGGTTGTCCCGAACACCGGTGTACCGGTAAATCAATCCATAAAAACCACGCTATAATCTCGCCGACAATTAAATATGTCGGTCCCGCTTACGAGGCATTGATCCCGAAGCGCACAATATGTGCTCTTCGGGATTTTTTGTTTTTCTAGCGGAAATCATACTCCCCCTTACGCTACGCCTGCGGTCAAAGGCGGATGGAGTTTTCAATGTTCAACAGATTTTCTTTCGGTCGTCCTGCGATTTTTTTTGATGCCCCGGATGATAGCGGCGGAAGCGGTAACCCGCCTGCAACAACCCCGCCAACCACTTCTCCGGCATCACAACCACCCAACGCCGGGGCTAATGGCGGAACCTCCTATACGCAGGAACAGCTTGATCAAATGTTCGCAGACCGCGCTCGCCGCGGTGAGGAAGCTGCCAAAAAGGCTCTGTACGAGTCCCTGGGCGTGAAAGATGACACCGAGTTCCAGGCGTACCTGAAGACCAAGAAAGCAGCCGAAGATGCGAACAAGACCGAACTTCAGAAGGCGCAGGATGACTTAGCCGGCGCAAAGAAAGCCGCTGAAGCGAAGGAAGCTACCCACAAGCAAGAAGTGGAAGCGCTCAATAAACGCCTTCTGGACACTGAGATCAAGCAGCTTGCCGGTCGTCCGGCAACCGATAAGGACGGCAAGGTCACACGCCAAGCCTTCCGGACGGAAGCCATTGACGATATCCCGCTCCTGATCGCTCGTGAAGGGATTGCGGAAAAAGACGGCAAGTACACGGGCATTGAGGAAGCGCTCGCTTCCCTGGCGAAAGCCAAACCGCACTGGCTCTCTGATGGTCAGCAGACCCAGAAGCTAGCAAAGGGTACACCACTTCAAGGAGCCAAGACGACTCAAACCCAAACCGGGAATGAGACCAAGACTCCGCAATATGTAACCTCACTCTAGGAGTACTGCGATGTCAGATATTACTCGCACAAAGGCTCAGGTCGGTCTCGTGAAATCCGCCGGCAATGCCTTGAAAGAAGGTATTGCAGGTGCGGCTATCGAAGCCGGTCAGCCTGTCTATTTTGACAGCAACGGCAAATTGCAGCTTGCCGATGCGAACGGGTCCGGCACCGACAAATTCGACGGTATCGCTCTGAACGATGCCGGAATTGGTGGAGCTGTGACCTTGCTGGTTGAAGGCGAAGCCGAAGGCTTCACTCTGGCCGGCGCTTATCGCTCCGCTGTCTACGTATCGAACACGGTCGGCGAACTTGCCGATTCCGCTGGTGGCACCTCCTTGCAGGTAGGCCGGGTTGTCCCGTGCTGGTCAAGCGGTGCTGTTCGTAAGGTCTTGCAAGTGACCGGTCAGGTCGGGTAAGGAGGATGAAATGTCTGGAATTTTAGGAGCCCTCGGTATTGCCGAAGCCGCTGCTGAGCGGACTTTCATCAGCACCCTCGGACAGGAACTCGTCTACGAAGCTGTTCAGGCAGAACTTGCTAAGTACAACGACGAACTGAACGCTGTCCTCGGTCTTTTCGTTGAACGGCGCACATCCGCTTTCAAACAGCGGTATGAGCTGCCCGGCGGCGGGTATCTGCAAAAGATGTCTACCAAAGGTAAGCCGGACAACGTGAAAGCGACCGGCTACTGGGACGTGGCCTTCCCGCTTGAAGACTTCGGTCGTGGTTTGACCGTTGATCGTGTGAGCCGGGCTTACATGACCGCCGCCCAGTTGAACAAACACCTGGACACCATCTTCATCCAGGACAAGAACACTGTCCGCCTGGAAATTATGAAAGCCCTGCTGTATGCGTCCACCTGGGCTTTCACCGACGAGATCCACGGAAGCCTGAACGTTATGCCGCTGGCTAACGGCGATTCTGTGGTGTACCCGCCTGTTCTCGGCGCTACGGACGAAGCGACCGATAACCACTACATCGAAACCGGCTATGCCGCTTCAGCGATCAGCGACACCAACGATCCGACCGCTACGGTCAAGGATGAGTTGGAAGAGCATTTCGGCACCCCCAACGGTGGATCCAACATCGTTCTTTTGACCACCCCGGCTATTGCTGCCTACATCGAAGGGTTGACCGACTTTGATCCTGTGATCAACCGGTTCGTTGCCCCCGGATTGAACGCCGATGTTCCCATTGACCTTCCTAAAGGCACTCCGGGCCGCGTTCGCGGTGTCTGCAATTCCTGTTGGATCGTAGAATGGCGCGCTCTGCCCGCCAACTACGCTGTCGCCATTCACGTCGAAGCACCAAAACCGCTGACCATGCGTGAAGACCCCGCCGATACCGGTCTGCCCTCTGGGCTGACCTTAGTCGCCGAAAACGAAGATTACCCGTTCAACAGCTCGTACTACAGCCACCGCTTCGGCTTTGGCGTAGGCAACCGCTTGAACGGTGTGGTCTTGGAATTCGGTACGGGCGGATCGTACACCGTGCCTACCGGCTTCGGCCGGGTGTAAGGAGGTAGATAATGGCCTCCCCAAAACGTATTGAGGCTCGGAAAGCCGAGGCGGTCGAGAAACTTGACCGGATGGTGACGGCAATGACCGAACAGCTTAACCGGATCGAGAAGAAACTCGATAAGGCGCTCGGCAAAGGCAAACCGGACGAAAAAACGGAAGCCAAGCCGGACGAAGCGTAGCCGCCGAAAAAAGGACTTATGGCTGGCGGGGCAACTCGCCAGCCATTTTGTAAGGAGAACTATGAGAACCAACGCTCACGAAGATTTACTCACTGTTGGCATTTTGAAACTGCTCAAACAGTTATTTATCGGCGGCACTGAGGTTACGGCTTCTGCTGCCGAACTCAACATCATGGACGGCGTCACCGCTGACAAAAACGAGATAAACACACTGGACGGCGTGACCGCTGGTGTGGCTTCCGCTTCCAAAGCCGTTGTCTTAGGAGCGACAAAGAACCTGGACACTTTGGTCGTTGCAGATAACGGGCTGAAGCTGGGTGGAACCGCTATTACCAAGACAGCCACTGAGATCAACGCCCTGGTTGGTGGTGTGGCCGGTGGGTACAAGGTTGCCCGTGGTGTGGCCGCTGTTACCGGAACCGAGACTGTGGTTACCGGTCTGACAACCGTTGTGGCTGTCATTGCCACTCCCCAAAGCGATCTTGACGGCGACGCCTTAGCCGGCATTTCCGCAACCATTGGCGACCAGGCAGGCTCCCCAGCAGCCGGTTCGATCATCCTGAAGTGCTGGAAATCGAACGGCGATGGTGATGCAACCCTTGTTGCTGCTACCGCTGCCAAAGACGTGAACTGGATCGCAATCGGGGTGTAATCCATGACCATAACCCGAGCCAACGCAGAGACCGAACTTATCGCCCGTGCTGGTAAGCGCATGGCACTGGTGAGCATGGCTGTGACTTTTGCCGGCACCAATGCCGACTTGAACAGTCCGCTTGCTTATGCTCTGCGAAAGCTCGGGCTTACCGCATCGACAACTGTTACCGATGCGAACCTATCTTCCGTCACCGATGACCAGATCGACGAGCTTTACGACCGGGCAGAACTCAGGCTGTTGCAAAACATTTTGGGAAACTCGGACTTTGCAGACCAACGGATCGGCCCCCGCTCAGAGAGTATGAGCAACCTGACCGCTGAACTCGAAAAAGCTATCGAACGCATGGAAACACACATCAAAGCGGTTTACGGTGACGGGTCAACTGTTGAAATGGGAAACATTGGACTGTCGTTCCAGGAAGATGAGGACGACGAATGATGGATATTCGGGAAGGCGATGTACTTGTCGTAGGAACGAAAGAATATTCGATCAAGGCCTGCTCAGAATGGACGGGTTCACGAATGAACTCGGCCTCTTTTCAGCGTACGGCAACAGTTTCCGTATCTACCAAACGTTCCTTATCAGCAAGTGATGGTAAACGCCTCCCTGTATCGACGTATCTGACGGGTCTAAAGGCAACCCCTTTAGACCCCGTCAGTGCCGAACTCGCCACATCTATGTTCCCTGAAAGCACACCGCACGAGTTGCTGCAAACCTTTGTTGCTGACACCACCGGTTTTATCAACCTGATCCTTGAGGATAAGAAGCGATGAACTTAACCATTCGTGGTCTTCAGGAAGCACAGCAGGCGAATGCAAAAGTGATCGCTGCTGTCAAACCGCAGGGTGGTCTTGGCCGGGCTGTTCAATATGCCACGACAGAAGCGAACAGGTATGCGACTGCAATTACCCATGTGGTTACCGGAGCGCTGCGCAGTTCTCACCGGATGAAGGCGGAGAGCAACGCACGTTATCAGATCTACATTGATCCGGGCGCACGCAACCCCCGCTCTGGCAACAGGACTTCTATCTACGGTCTTGTTGAACATGCCAGGGGCGGACAGCACGCTTTTTATCAGCGAACCGTTGATGAACAAGGGATGCAGATTGCCGGCCGTGCAGCCCGCTACCTGATAGGTGAATTGCCATGACAACACTTTCCAGAGAGACCGTTCGGGACGAGATCGTAACCGCCGTGGCCGCCGCCGTAGCTGGAACAGGCAAGCCGTTCTCTTCAGTGTACGGGTATCAGAAAGGCGACTTGGGCGGTGAAAGCCCGGTACTTCTCGTGTTATCTGGGTCGATCCAGAGACAGATAGACGGCGTAGGTACAAAGCGTTACTACAACTTCATCACTCTGGAACTGCAAATCCTTGTCTACGACGGCGACGAAAATCAGCCGCTTACCGAACAGGAGCGAGAAGACAAGATAGATGCTTGCGAGGCAGCGCTGGCAAATTATTTCAAAGACCACCAATCCGGCACATCGTACCTGGCGCTTGCGTACACACCGGAACCCACTCAAATAACCGAGGTCACTTACCTGGACGGGAACCCGTACAGGCTTGAAGTAGCCCAATTGAAGTTGGAGGCAAAAGACACATGAGCAAGCTAATTTTCAAAGGCAAAGGAAGCGGTCAATACATTACCGGAATTCCTACCCGTGACCTGACAGAGGAAGAAATGAAAGCGCTTCCCCAGGACTTGATCGCTCAAGCCATTTCATCCGGCTTGTATGCAGAGGATGAAAAACCTAAGAAGGAGGCCGTGAATGGCTGATAACGAAATTGATCTGTTCCAATGGCAGTTAGGAAAGCAGTCAGTGATCGGGACTGCGGTAGCTCCGACTGTGAAACTGATGGGTGCTGAGGACGGGGAGCTTACCCCGAATGTGGAAACCTCAGTCGTCGAAGAAAGCCGTGGTTCGCTCGTTCCGGTATTCGATGCAACTGTAGACAAGATAGACGGTGCAGCTTCCATCCCCGGACAAGCCAATTTTGAGCAAATTGCTTATTTCCTGGACAGCATGCTCGGGGAAGCCACGCCAGGTGCCGGCCCTGGTTATGCGCGTACTTATGCCGCACCCCTGATATCGGTTCCAGCCTCACCACGAATGCTTACCGCAGTCCGTGGTAGTGCACTAGCTGCCAAGTGCTTGAAGGGCGGGATCGTAAACGAACTCGCAATCAAGATCGAGAAAAACAAGCGGGTTTCATACGAAGCAAAGCTGATCGGGCACTCTGTGGAAGATGATTCGCTCGCCGCATTGAGTGACTCGGTAGTGAATTATATCCATGCGAACCAAGCTGCGCTTAAATTCGACACCTGGGCGGGCACAATGGGTACGACCGCATTAACCCCAGCCGCCTACTCAATCGAACTCGGGCTGAACTTGAACTGGGCGCTGCAATCCGGAATTGGAAGTGCTAATCCTATCGGCCACAAGATCAACAAGGCAGATGCAGGTTCGAACCAGTTGAAGGTCAGCATGGAATTGGATGCAACCAGCGCAGGGTACTTCAACAGCATCATTGCACCGACCGGGCAAACCCCGTTCCGTGGTCAATTCCAGATCACGTTCACCAGTGGATCCCTGATCTGGGTCATCCAGTATGCCGGTTACGCTCCCGAAGCGCCTAAGTTCGTGGGTGACTCTGACGGTGTGGCAACACTCGACTTTGTCTTCAATCCCATGTACCACGCTACTTTTGCGAACTGGTTCAAGTCATCGTTGACCAATGCGGTAAGCGCACTGGTCTAAATCAACTAAAGACATAACAGGAGAAAAACAATGTCTGAACAAACGATCAATGAGATTGATGTCCAAAAAGTAAAAATCAAGGTGCGGCCTATTGACCCGACCGCACCCGGATTTATGCCTCGATACCGGGCGTTACTCGCAGTTCAACGTGCATTCACTACACCCGCAAAAGCTGCCCCGGAAGACATCGACAAAGGGTATGACCTTCTCGCAGAGCATATTGTTGAACCTGCGACCAAAGATGAAAAATTCCGCCTGCTCGACTCTTTAAATTCAGAAGAGATCATGGATATTTTCGCCGTAATCATGGGATCAAAAACTGTCCCCCCGGCGAAAGGCGCGGACTAAGGAAGTTCACCGGTAAGTCCGGCGCCTCATCTGATCCGGTTCCCTGGTGGGCGGAGATCATGGACATGGCGATTGCCACTCATACTCCGCCCTGGGAGATCGAAAAGGGACTGACGCTCGAATGGCTTTGGCGATGGAGAGCCTGGGTGGAAGAACAGCCAGATAAAAAACCTGGAAAGCAGAAGAAATGACTACGTACACCCTGCAAATAGTTGTTGAAGGACAAGACCGAGCCTCTGGCCCTCTTGGTGGTATTGGGGGTGTTCTCGGACGTATTGGCGAGATAGCAGGCGGCATTCTCTCTGCCGGCCTGCTAATGAATATTGGCCGTGGAATATTGAACATTGGCGAGAATGCCATTTCGTCAACCGCCAGCCTTCAGGCTTTCGAGATCGGCTTATCAAGCCTTGTCGCCCGTGAACTGCGAGCCAATGACGAGACGCTTTCACTCAATGATGCACTTGCACAATCCTCACCGATTGTTTCACAGTTGACCTCCGAACTGCGCAACTTGGCGATCCAATCCCCATACCGCCTCGGCACTATTCAAGACACGTTCCGTTTAGGTATGGCTTTCGGGTTTACCACATCTGAAGCGTCAGATTTCACCCGTGGCATTTTGACAATGGCCGCCGGTATTGGCGCTTCAGATGAAATGATGGGGCGCATGTCCTACAACCTGGCACAGATCAGGATGCAGGGACGGGTCACAGCCCTTGATGTCCGCCAGCTCGCAATGGCCGGCTTTGACTTGAACTCAGCTCTCCGGGGTATTGGAGAGCAGTTCGGGCTAACAATAAACGACTACAACGATTTCAACACAGCTATCGCAAACGGTCAGATCTCATGGGAGCAGTTTGCAACCGGGTTCGCAGCATATGCCGACGAGGAATTCGGCGGCGCTGCGCAGCGCATGAGCCGCACCCTTCAAGGACTGTGGAGCACTTTTCAAGATGTCTTTGCCCTTTCCATGCCACAGTTGCTCGGACCCGCTTTGGAGAGAATATCAGACTTTCTCGGGAGCATCCTCGATTACTTTATCCAATTTACTAACTCTGGAACTTTAGAGCAATTGGGAGAGAGAATTGGAAATTGGGTAGATAGTTGGCTTACTCCCCTTTCTCAGATTATTCTACCGATCTTGGCCGGTGCCAACGCCTGGGATGTACTGAGGGTCGCTATTGCCGATTTCTTGAACCTGGGCGTACCTTCTAACCTGACTTCGTTTTTCACGAATTTGATTGGCGCAGAAGCCGTTGCTGGAATAACAACAGCAATCGCAAATATTCAATCTGCTATCGCTAATTTCACAACCTTCTTTCAAACAACCGGTGCTGCTATCGGGCAAACGGTCAATGATGTATTCGGGAATACCTTCCGTAGAACAATCGAATTTATCTCAACGAGTGTTTTACCGTTCTTGTCCGGTGCAATCAACCAGATCAGTCAATGGTTCGTCCAAAACGGGCCACTGATAACAGGCTTTGTTGACGCCTGGCGCATAGTTTTTAATCAAGTGCTGGGTGCAGTTATCAGTTTTTGGGCTGTGGCACAACCCGTTCTGCAGGGGGTTGTTGACCTATTTATTGGCGCTATCCAATTGATTATGCAGGTCGTAACCGGCGACTGGGAGGGTGCATGGCAGACTCTCGTTGATACTGTTGTCAGCGTAGCCGGTTCACTATGGACAGCGGTTGTTAACTTGTTCGACTGGATAGCCGGGATTTTTGGTACATCTCTCGCAGAAATTGGTAGCACCTGGAGAAACAACTGGCAGGCGTTTGTAAATATTGTTTCAACGATCTGGGGGAACATAACGAGCTCGATTTCGACAGGGATTTCAAATGCCTGGAACTCAATAACCGGCTGGTTTTCCAGACTGGGGCAAGGTGCAAGCGACACTTTCAACGGGATGCTAACCACCATATCAACCGTATGGCAGAACATCGTCTCAGCTATCGCAACGGGCTTTGATAACTTTCTCAACTTCATGGGAATTACAGACGAGGTTCGTGCTCGGTGGGCTGAAATTTGGGACAGGATCGTAGCGATAGCAGCCGAAGTATGGTCTCGAATAACACAAGCTATTGGAGCCGGGGTTGATGCGCTGATTGCATGGTTCGCTCCCGTATGGCAGGCGCTTAGCGATGCCTTCACTTTGGTTTGGACAGTTATATCAACGACTTTGACCAGTATATGGAACGGGATCGTTACGACCGCATCAACCATTTGGAATAATTTGGTAGAAACTGTGCGGAATATTATCGGTTCAGTTGTAGGCGTGATTGGACCGATTTTGGCAAGCATTGTCGGGTTCATCACGACCAAATGGAACGAGATGAAGGCCGCTGTTCAAGCCAAGATGAATGAAATTGTATCGACAGTTTCAGAGAAAATCACAGATATATGGACAGCTTTTACAACCGCCGTGTCCCGGTTCGTGGATGCAGGGCGAAATATCGTGAACGGCATTCTTCAGGGTATTCGTGATGGCTGGCAGGCGATCATCGACTGGGTTCTTACCGGTATTGAAAACCTGCTTTCCTCTATCGAAAGTGCTCTTCACATGCAGTCACCTTCAAGGGTTATGGCCGACCTTTTCTACAATGTTCCAGCGGGTGCGGCTGAAGGAATTAAAGAAGGCGCTGATCTAATGTCGAAAGCAATGAGCCAAGCCATTGACACGATGATTACAGATCCAAGCGTAAGCATATCTCAGGTCACAAGCGCCATGATGGGTACATCACCGTCATCGCAATCATATACCACAAACGACATCCATATCAGTGTAGACGGCGCAAATAACCCAGAAGACACAGCCAACGCCATTTACAACTTACTGAAGCTGCAAGGGGTGTTCTAATGACATTCCCCACCAGGTTGTCCGTGACCGTGACCATTGGAGGCGTTGACGTGACTGCCAAAATACGTCCGGGCACACTCAACATATCCAATGTCCTCACCCAGCAGATCGACACGCTTTCAGCGACCATTGACGGCGCAAAGTTGTTGAACCTTTCGGACTGGCAGGAAGTGATCGTGCTTGATGGTACTACACGGATATTCGGCGGCTTCCTGTTGAACAACAAGAAAGCCGAAGGCGCGAACCTGGACACCGATTTCAATATCGCCGCATCTGACTACAGCGTCCGCCTGAACAAGGTATACATCAAGGAAGAGTATGTGAACACGTCGGACGCAGATATTATTTCCGACATTTTCACAACGTACCTGTCCGGTGAAGGGTATGACGTAAGCACATACGTCACCGAACTCTATACTCACCCAAGTATGCGGTTCAACCGTGTCACCGTCCTCGATGTCATCAAGCGGTTGGCAAAGCTCGCAAAAGCCGACTGGTACGTCGATTACGACAAAAAACTACATTTCTTCCCGAGCGGGACAGCGGGAAGCGCCGCACCTTTCGGGCTTTCAGATACCCCGAACTTCTCAACCACCTACCCTTACCACGATCTTGTCATAGACGAAGACGGCTCTGGTGTGGTCAACCGGGTAGAGATCGTGGGCGGGAATTATCGGTCGGATGACACCACTTTTTACCTTGCTGGCACCGGGCAGGATAACCGCATTTCCGTGCCATTTAAACTACACGCACCAACGGGACAAACATCTATCCAAGTGTGGAGAAACGATGGAACGCTGGCCTCCCCGGTGTGGACAGCCCTCACGGTCAAGGTCGGGTATGTGGACGACCTGGTGAGTGCAACTGATGTCCTTTACTACTTCAACGAGAAAGTGTTGGAACAGACTGCTAATTGGCCGAACCTGGCGAACGCAGTCAAGGTTACTGCGAAGTACGAAGTACCGCTGCGCACCAGGGTACAGGATCAGGCAAGCTACAACCATTACGGTATGTACTTTGATGACGTGATTGTGAATACGAGCATCATTGACAAGGCCGTCGCCCGCCTGGCTGGGTTGGCTGAGCTGGCGGAGAAATCCCTTGCAAAGACTTCCATCTCTCTTGAGGTAGACCAACCGGGCATACGGGCTGGTCAGATCGTTCACTTCGTCAGTGCGCTGCATTCCAAAGATGCTGATTACATCGTTCAGAGAGTGACGTGCAAGGTGGGCGTGAACGGGCGTGCTTTTTATAAAGTATCGCTAGGTACCTACAATACCGGCTTGATCGACATGCTGCTGTCCATTGCTAAAAGCACAAAAGGCGAAGTCGCCTGGAGTGACGAGGAAGTTCTGGACGAGGTTCTTCAGGTTGCAGAAAGCATATCCCTTACAGAGTCCGTTTCCGTAGCAACGTCAACCAATCCTTACTATTTTTCAGAAACCCTGGCCGATGCGTTTATCTGGGGTTTTGGGACATTTGATCCATGAGAGAAAAACCAAACCTTAACCATTTTGACAATATCGCCATTGGCGGCATATCGCACCTGAAGGCATGGAAGAAAGGCGTCATCCCTTCCCTGCTCGCTGAGAACGGCGGAGATCTGAACGATGCGATGCGGAAAGCCGAAGCAATGGGAGCCTGTGTATACGAGAACACGGTTCACAACCTGGTCGTTCAGGACGGGCTTGAGATCGTTTGCGATTGGGCGCTTGATATCGAAGCTACCGGGCTTACCTATCACGCTATCGGTACAGGCGCTGCCACACCGGCGAGCGGTGATTCGGCCCTTACGACCGAGGTTGCCCGGAAGACCTGGACTTCAAAAACACGAGCCGCAGCGGTGATGACTTATTCCGAGTTTTACTTAGCTTCCGAATGTACTTACAACATCAAGGAATGCGGCGTATGGGGAGGTGCTACAGCAACAGCCACACTGGGAAGCGGTGTCCTGTTCGCTCACTACCTGCAAACGTATGACAACTCCGCAGGTCTCGTAGACCTGACCTTTGAATATGAACTTGAGGTGAAATATGCCTGAGTCTGCTGTCATCCCAACTGTGGGGCGTACGCAAGCCACCCCCACTCTTTATAACAACCTTGTAAAAGATGCTCACCGGATGCTGTCTGTGTCCGGTGGTGAGAAAACCATTTCAAGCGGTGCGGTCACTGTATCCCCAGGATCAGGCGAAGGGTATTACCGCATCGACACCGAATCGGACGCTGCGGCTGACGACCTGGTTACGATCAGCGGCGGCTCTGAAGGCGACGTGATCGCTTTGAAAGCTGAGAACTCCGCCAGGATGGTCACGCTCAAAAATGGAAGCGGGAACATGGCACTGCCGAACGCTGCTGACCTGACCCTCCCATACGATTACATCATCACCCTTATTTACATAGGCACTACATGGTACTGCCTCGGCTCCATGTCTACCGGTGGTGTCTTGCTCACGAATGGCGATGTTGCTCAGCACGAGGAAGGTGATGTAGTGTGCTGGGATCCAACCACAGCCGAATATGTGAAGAAATGCACCGTTGCCGGTGACCGACGTGTCATGGGAGTAGCGGCTCAAACCATTGCGGCTGGCTCTCAAGGTCTGTATTACTTCTCTGGAAAGCACAAAGTAAAGGTAACCGGAACAGGCAGCGCCAACAAAGCGCTGCGTGCTTCAGCCACAGCCGGCCGTGCCGAACAGAACGGTAGTGTCCGGCTGCAGGATGGTTATGTTGGTGTTTCGCTCGATAGCTGGACTGCCAATGACTTGATCGACTGCTACCTAGAGCCTGACAACTATATGTGCAACGCCGAAGTAGGCGTTGGCACTGTGTTGCAGTTCACTGGAGCGTCCGGCACATTGGCGTGCGGGTCCAACTCGAATAGGTATGCGTTGGTTGCAATTTTCCAGTATTCTTCGACAAGTATTGGGAGTCACCCCACTGCGACTCTTGCTGGAACTTCGATGATCGAGGTTTACCACCTCGAATATCCCACAAGCGGTTCTCCACGTGTTTATATTACTTTATTTAAGCCAGGTGCTGCTGTTCCATCCGGCAATCAAACCGTTGCAGTAGCGAATATTTTAGGAACAAGTGTACAGATCGTTGCTATCCCGTTCTATGACGTGAACCCGACAACCCCGCTGGGTACGCAAGGGATAGGGGGCGCTACTTCTGTAAATGTGTCATCAACCGTGACCTGCAATCCGGGCGACATGATTATTGGCTTTGCGTATGCGTACAACTCACCCGCTGTTACAGCTCGTGGTGCGGGTCAAACCAATATCAATGACACTACGAGTGGTTCAGCTCGTGCGGTTGCTGAGAAAAAGACTGCGACCTCAAACTCGGAAAGTATCACCCTCACCCTGGCGTCAAGTCAGTTGCATTGTGAAATTTCAATTCCTGTAAAACCTGCGTAAAGGAGTGGCAATGAGTATTTTTGATGGTTTGGGTATCTTTATCTGGTATGTGAACAAATGCGCCGGCACCTTTAAACCGGAAACTGCCGAGGCTCGCAACAGTATCAAGGCGGTGATGGACACCGTGGGGATGCGGTGGGCGGCTCCGAAGGTGACGGACGGATACTTGCCGTTCAACCGGAACGGGAACACATACTACGGCACAGACAACATCCTCCCAGAGTTTTTCAAAGCGCAGAAAGCCGCTGGCCGGCCTCTTATCGGTTGGCAGTACATTTACGGTGCGCTGCCTCAGAAGGAAGCCGAGATCGCAGCGGAGCAGATCAGCAAGTACGAGCTGCAAGGTCTCATCCTTGACCCGGAGGCGGAGTACAAAGCGTCTGGACGCTCGGTAGCTGCCCGAACGTATATGCGCAAGCTGCGTGACCTGTGCCCCAATGTCAGCATCGCTCTTTGCAGTTACCGCTACCCTTCATTCCACCAGGAAATCCCCTGGGCTGCATTCTTAGAAAACATGGATGCGTCAAAGGGTGATGTACACATGCCCCAGGTGTACTGGGAAGATGACTTCCGGTCAACTGCCCCGAAAATCCAACTTGAAAAAAGCATGAACGAACTCAGAAAGTTGAAAGACTTACCATTCGTTCCGGCTGGATCAGCCTACGGGAAAATGGGTTCGCTTCAGTATTGGAACCCTACCCCTGAACAGATGTCGAACTTTTCAGCTTCAGCAAAGCTGCTGGGTTGTACAGGTGTCACCTGGTGGGCGTGGGACACCATCGTGGACAAAGATTGCACGCTGCCAACCGAAAAGGGCAAACAAGGCTGGTGGAAAGCGTTGATGTCTTTGTCTTCAGATTGGACCGGCAGCGGGTCACCGGCCATTCCACAACCAAATGTGCCGGTTACGTTTACCGATGCTGAAAAGTTGTCACGGCTTTGGGGCGCTCACCCAGAGCTGCACCAGTAGAAAGGATCAACATGCCTATTATTCAATACGAGCATCATGGCCGCACCGTATGGGTGGACGAAGATAGGATCGGCTTGCACAGGCAGGTTTGCTTATGCCTTAAGTGCGCAAACTTCAAGCCCGGATTGCCGGAGGAGAATTGCCCGATTGCCAACCTGGTTTTCGCCGCATGCCTTGCGCACGGTCTGGTTACCCCTGTACTCGAATGCCCCGAGTTCAGCGAGAAAGCTGAATAATCCAGAACGCCCCATACAAAAGCTACAAGTCCTGGAAGCTGAGTTTCCAGGACTTGTAGAAAGGTGAGGAAAATGAATAATGGTCACTTCTGGACGCAAGAAAAAGATAAGGCTCTTACTGAAGCGTGGAATCAATCGCTGTTATCAGCTACCCAGTTTTCGATTGAATACGCAAAAGAGATCGGAATATCCAATAATGCTGTTCGCAGCAGGTTAACTTCCTTGAACCTACATAGGGAAACATACTCTGAAGGCGCTACTCCGGGCGAGGAAGGCGCTACCTATCAAGAGGGCGATGACTTCATTAACATAGTCTGCGCAAGCAGGCGTATGATGTCAAAAGAGGATGTGATCACTTCATTCAAGATTAACACGGACGAGTGGGCTGTAGATAGGTTTGAAGTCCATACCTCAGAGGGATACAGGAAAGATAGGAAAGTTGACTGGCACGTACGAGACGGCCAGGTGCTTACCGGTGATGTTGAGGACAGCGGGAAAATGCTCATTGTCCCAATGTATCATATCCGGGTGAAATTCATCCGTAAAGTTCAGGAGATCCGCGGCCGGCAGTGCGTTGAAGACCTTATCCAGGCTGCGAAAGCTGCCGCCCCAAAATACCCGAAAATTACCCATAAGCAGACTGCCGGTGAGCTGCTATATGAGATCGGAATACCGGATTTGCATTTCGGACGCCTGACATGGGAGGAAGAGACCGGAGAGAATTATGACATCAAGATCGCCAGGAAAATGGTTTTACAGGTGCTTGTTGAGTTGCTGTCATATTCAAAACTGTTCAACGTGGGGAAAATATTACTACCGATCGGTAACGACTTTTTCAACGTGAACAACAAAGAGGGGACTACCTCACACGGGACACGCCAGCAGGAAGATACCAGGTGGCAGAAAACGTACCGGGCAGGCAGGGAGTTGGCTATCGAAATGATTGACACATGCGCTTCCGTTGCGCCCGTCGATGTGCTGATCGTTCCCGGCAACCATGACGAGGAACGCATATTCGCTCTGGGGGATGCGCTGGATTGCTGGTATCACGGGAACAAACGTGTCACCGTGAACAATAAAGCTATGAAGCGTAAATACTATGTTTACGGCAATAACCTGATCGGGTTCACCCACGGCTCGGAAGAAGTAAGGGGTTCGCTGACCGCCATTATGCCGGTCGAAGTACCTGACCTGTGGGCGAAAACAACCTATCGGGAATGGCATACCGGACACAAGCACCACAAGACCGACACGGTGCAACGAGTGGACGAGAACTTCGGCATTGTGGTCAGGATACTCAGGTCATTGGCACCTATTGACGCCTGGACGTTCGATCAAGGTCTGGTAGGCGCTCTGCACGCCGCAGAAGGTTTTCTGTGGCACCCTGAGAAGAAACTGATCGCTCAATTTACAGCAGTCCCGGATAAGTAAGCACGCCTGGGCGTCTCCTGCGTCCAGGTTTGCCAAGCCCCTTGTGTACAATGCAAGGGGCTTTATTTACGCTATAATGCAAATGGAATATTTTTAACAAATAATTTTGTTCGGCCAAATACCCCACCGGTGGGGTATTTGGTTTAAAGCGAACCACCCCGTTGTAGGGGTGGTAAGCCTGGATCAGTAAGCGGACTCCGTCAGCAGGATTATAGCTTAGTTACTGAAAACTGATATTCCAGGAAGATTAGAAAAAAGAATGTAAGAAACCTGTTAGCAAATCTTGCCTATCCCCATTATTAAATGTCTGAGGTATAGGTTGTGTTGCATCAGGGTCTGCATCAGACCATTTGTTAGGGTATGTTCTTTTGGAAATCAATTCCCTGATCCGAGACTCTTCAACACCATCTATCAACCACACTTCCGGCCTGTGTTGAATTATTGCCTGAGAGTTAATATTACTCTGAATATCAAGTATTTGTTCTAAGGCGTTTTCTCTTGCCTCTAATGTAAGCGGGCCTTTTCTACATGGGTTTGCAGATAAATTCCCATCGCTATTACATTCAGCATTCTTTTGCTTTCTATTACTAAATTTTCTCAATTCCTCGTAAAGCGGCCTCAAACGTTTTAAAGGGCGTAAATATTCCCATTCTGGAATTTTCAAAATATGATCCAGTGCTGTATCTTTAGTCGCCAATGGACAACCTACGCAGCCGGTGCGAGCGTTTATTTCTTCAGCTTCCTCTCCACCATATACTTGAGCAACGAAAGAAACAGATGGAAATGATTTGTGTGCGTTGAATGAAAGCCAGTCCCATACATGGCACACCCGCCAGTGTAGAATTGGAGCCAGTGTATCAGCAACGCTATCTGGTGTGGATTGCTGAAACCATCCTTGACCACATTCGGCTCCATTTTTACTACAACTAAGAGCGATCCGGCTGTCACGTGCTGCGCTTTCACCAATCCTTACGCCAGTAAGCATCAGAAATTTTTCCCCATGCTTGATCCGCAGATCATTTAGCGCATTTATCATTGGAATTACTTTGATTTGCGAAGTACACCATCGGAGGGTATTGTTATTTGGCGGTGGGACACCACGTCCAAGCATGTAAACGAAAAACCTTTTATCAATCTCAGGCAAAACAATACTTGCGTTGTATCCCATATTTTTTACGGTTTTGAGTGTTTCAACTGCACCTATCTGAAGCGGGGGAAGTTCTTGCCTTGTATCGGAATATAGAACGGTGAGTGATTTTGGTTTTGGAATACGACCCTGCTCGATAAGAGTTAGCGTGATCGTAAGTAACGCAGAGGAGTCCTTCCCCCCGCTATAAGCGATAGCCCAATGATTGTATTGACCTGAGTATGCCGATAAAGATTGCGCCGTCAATTCGATAGACTCATCCAAAGTCATACGTACATTTTCAAAAAGGGTCTGTTGTCGCTTCATCAATTACCTCTCTCCTCATTTGTGACCCTATCTGTGAATAAGAACCAGCGTTATTAACGCTAAAGTTGATCCATGAAGCAGGTGATGTCTTTCAAGCACCCGGAGGAATAAACCGCCTGCTCGATTGGGGTGTAAACATACGCTCTCCATTTACCGAACCATTCGACCGTCCCGAGAGTGATCAGATTTCTCCTGGTTTTGCAAAAGTAGCGAGGGCGTCCGGTGCTTTCCATCTGGACGAACACGAGGTATTCAAATTCAGTTTTCAGGAAAAGGTCTTCCTGCTTGCCGGCACCAGGGTCAATCATTGAGATATACCTCCGACCTGTGAAATCTATCATGGTCTATTGTGGAATACGGCTTTCTTTCTAACCCAGACCTGACAAAGTATGTCGTTCTATTCCCTTCCTTCTTTACCTCGCACCAGTCTTTCTCCCAATTTTCGAGTGCACGCCGGATGCAGGTAATTGCTGAAGCGGTACTGCCATAATGCCAACCTTTTACCCCTTCAATAATTTGCTTTAAGGAACAGCCCGGATTATCACAAATGAATGTGTGAACATGGTGCATTGTCTCTTTATAAGGCGTGTAGTACCCGCCTCCTTTAGAACCAGCTTCGAGATAGTTTTTAGGAAAATTCTGCAATCTTGGAAAATAATACCTTTTGCAAAAGTTGCGATTTTCCCTCATAAGGGCTGGGGAAATTATTTCTTTTACTTCAAAGGAATACCCATTTCCAACGCAAAGGATACCGATTTTCAAATAATCTTTCGCTATACTACACGCCAGTTCGTTTAAACCCTTTCTCTGGTAAGGTACGGCTACGGATCGAAAATGCGAATGCCAACTGAACGCCTGTTCCATCACCGATAAGCTAAGGCTCATTTTGGTTTCGATGATCCACAAATACCCACTGCGCACAGCAACAATATCTGCGATGCTTCCGCCACTCATAAAATTTACTTCCTGATAGACGTCCCAGTGTTGGTCAATTAGGTAGTCAATAATATGTTTTGCAAGGTCTTTCTCGGTTTCAATTCCCATTACCCTGCCCCTTCGGTACGCTGACTTCGATCTCCACCGGTTTGCGGTTGCGGAAATAAAGGTACCTAAACAGTTGGCGTTTGCTGGTGAACTCACGCCCGTGGAGTATCCAAACCCGCTTCCCGTTGTCGTTGGTGATCCGACGTGCACCCTGAAGTTGGTCCTTGCTGAAATTTACTGCTCTGTGTTTCATTAGATGATTTCCCTTTAAAGTGGTCGTACATTTGTCTCCTGGTAACAGGGGTTGCGCCGTTGGCAATCGCTAATGTGCGCTTTGTCTCTCGTAAATCGTAGTGCTGGTGCCCAGGTTTGTTCTGGAACCAACAACGCTTCAGGCCGATCTTTGCTGCCATATCGTGCAACTCCTCAACGGTATCTGCAAACATGTGGCACCACTTACCTTTATGGTGGCCCCAGAACGCTCCCCAATCAACCAGGTCGTCAACGTAAACGGGCACTGACTTCAGTCTCCTTGATCTTGCAGAACGCCAATACGAGAGACCTCCGCCAGTTATGAGCCGATGACGTGACCGCTTCGATGTAGTGGTCGTCCTGGGTGTTTGCACCGATCTCGAAGGATGAGTACGCTATGTTCGCACTCAGGCCAATGTCATATCCATCCTGAATGAGTTGGTCGATCAATTCACCGCAAAGCTGGTTGTCCGTAAGGTAATCCGGGCACACTTCAACAAGTTGATGTTTTCGTGTCCAAACATCTTCATAGCCGCAGGGAGCGTCATTGGTCGCTGTTGTCCGGTGTCCCCACCCGGCGTACTTCGCACACGCCTCATTCAGCTTTTCGTCTGTGAGGTCTGAAAAATTAGTCATTTATCCTCTTTTCTACTATCAACTCAATATGAGTTGGTGTTGTTCTGCAATTCGATCCCATTCTTGCCGTGCCATTAATCGTGTCCCTAAATCAGGCCCTCTTGCTCCGCATTCTTGGCATTGGGCAAAATGCGATCCGTTCCACTCATATATACCCAATGGTGCACGGCTCCATCCGTCTTCGATCTCAACATGTCCGCCACACCAGGGACAGTTTACTGGTTGCTGTTCAAGAAAACGGCCTTTATCAGTCCTTTTCATCCTGTCAAACGAGTTACCCATTCTCCCTCTTTTCTGCCTTCAGCGTTGCCTTTATAACAGCTTGCTCGTCCGTATCGGCATATACGCTGAAGCTGTCACCGTTCGCCATGTGAACGAAATACCGTGCTTTCCGTCCACTCCTGCGCCGGCCAAACGAACGGTTTATATGTGATCCGTCTGCGGCGGTACAGACCCGGCCGGCAATCGCTTGCTCGATCCTGGTATCGGTATCCTGGGGAAGTGAGAAAACGGTTGTCATTTTTCCTCCAAAGGAAGAAACGAGCATACGTTATTCCTGGTGTTGTCATAGCACACCCGCATTCGCACACCCTGGTATTCCAATATATGCTCGGATCGTGAGTTGGTTAGTTTTTTATGGACGGTCGCTTTCCCTTCCCTAATCATCTTTCCGATCAGGTAAAGGTCACGGTTGGTCAACTGGATACCGTAGCGTTGGCTTGCCCGGTTCCTGGCATGCTCTTTCTGGGACATTTTCTTTGTCCAACGCATTGTGGTCATGGTAAAAGAAATGCCTTACCAAGTTCATAAACAAACACGTATGGGTTTGTATCGAAACCAAAACCACGTTTTGCGTTGATGGAGTCCCACACATATTTGTACCAATCTACCGGATCGCGAGAAGTTACAACTTTTTCCCCTTCATTCCATGAATACATAATCCATTCATAACTGGGCGCAATTGCTGGTGCTCCTTCTGCGTCACAATCGTCTTCTGAAATATCCTGCACCCGTTCGGCTCGAACGCCAACGATTTTAGCGCCCCGGATAGCGTAGGAGGCAGGACAATATCTAGCTGGTAAAATGTCAGGCTTCCATTTCCATGCCCGGTAACTGCCTATGCGTATCCACTCCGGCTTATGAATAATTTCACCGGTAGCATGAATACGGACACCGTCTACGTTGAAGCGTTCGATTGAAGCGACAACAGCCACGGTATCCCCCACCTGGTAAGCAGCTTTCACAATAATCGGGTTTATCTCTCGGTTCTGTTCCCCTACAAACCAGTGGTACAGACCGGGGTTTTTCCGGTAGTCTGCTTTCAGTGACGGCTTGATGTAGTAGTCGCTCGGGCACAGACCCTTATAACCAAGTCCGCCCATAGCCCCCTTCCCTTCAAGGGTTCCAGGATACGAGTTCACATCTTGAAGCCCGCCCGTTCTCCTGGTTTGCCGCTTCCGGTTTTCCACGAAAGCTATGTACATCTGATCGCTGAACGGTAAGCGCTTCATGCCGGCCTTACCTCCCCTTCTGCCTCTGGTGGTACAGGCATGGGTTGCCAGTGGGTTATCTTTAGACCACTGATCCCAGGTATTGAAAATTCGCCGTTATAAAAACGGGCTGCATAAAATTCGTTTTCGCTATCTCTGTAAACGGATTTCCCGAACGCAAGGACACGCTCTTTTGTTTCGGGTAGCCTTTCTTCTACAGTTATCCAGTTATGCGCCTCTATCTTCGCTGATGTTGAATTTCTTTTTATCGCTAGGCTGCACAATGCGTTCAATTCCCGGATACAAACATCAAGGTCTTCGACATCTACATCGAAGTTCCTTGAGTTCCGTAATTTTTCCAGGTTGTTTACGGCTGAAACAAACCCATCAATGATCCTGCTCAGCCTATCCGCTCTCATGGCCGGCATTTCCCCGTTGGCAAATGCAACCGTTACGCATACCGGCTTTTGTCCCCTGTCATAGCGGGGCATCATATCAAATTGGATGTAGTTGTCAGCTTTGAATTTTTTCAAAAGTTCTGTGCACTCGTCAGCCAGATAAGCTATGCCTGGTGCTGTGCCAACGATATTAAGCCCTTTTTCCTTGCTAAATTCAACCCTCTGGATCTCCACATCCGTGTTTGGATCCACGGACTTAAAGGCGTGATCCGCACGCCAGGATAACCACCGGCCAGCCAGTTTATCGAAAGGGGATAATAAGAGATTGAAAAAGCTAATCATCCGTCCCCCCTTCCTGTTTTGACATATCTTTTATTTTCCCGGATAGTCTCAGTGCCATTTTTGCGTGGTGACCAAAATCAACGTCAAAGAATTTTGAGTTTTTATGCGGAACAACAGGAGCAAAATCTTCGTTGTAGTTGTGGAAATCCGCGTACCATTCCAGCGCTTCCCGCATGATAGAAACCTGTCTTTCAAGTTCCTTCTTTTCGTCGTATACGCCGGAGAAGGGATCGTCACCGCTTAAGAACTGGTCAATAGCGTCGAGAGTATCCTTAAAAATCCCCTTGTCATCAAATGAAACAATGGTGTCACGTAGCTCTCGAATAATGCAATTCGCTGCATTGCCGGTTTTCTCCATCTGCCTGGATAGCTTGACTTGCTTGACTTGCTTTTCATATTCATCGAACAGGATCGGAAATCTGAAAACCATAGGCCAGTACGGACCGCCCATCACGTCCTTACCGCGGTACCTGTCTGCATACCGGCGCATGTCCTCAATATCAAACTTCCAACTTGGATTACTCATCCTCTCCCCCTTCCGTTTAGGCGTAGCTGGGTTTTGGTTTCAGCGATTTCGGCGGGCTGAAAACTTCCGGGGCATGACCTGGCAATAAACTTGTGCTTCCTAGCGTTGTACTGGCTTCCATCGCCGCCTTTGGGGACATACCCGACCAATGCCCGTTTACAGACCGGGCAGACCACGTATATTCGATAGCCGCTCAGGTTTTTGCTCATTTCACCACCCCCTTCGGTTCTGCAGGGGGCTTTTTTGAATTGTTGTCATTTTCCACAAGCGGCTTGCAGGTATCGCAGATCATGTATTTACGAAAGCCATTCGGCCCGCGCATCCACAAGAGTTGAGTAAGGTGCGGGGAAGGTTTCCCGCACCTGGCGCACTTAGTGCTTTGGTTTGCCATTCTCGCTTTTCTCCTTTCGTACGGTGGTTTCGATCACACGTAAAAGAACGTAAGCTGCAAGACAGAGTATGAACAACAGCACGTAATCAGCATTGTTCATGCTGTCTTCCGGGGCTGGATGCTGGTCTTTGGTTTTGAAAGGGTAAGGATGCTCATAATCTCTTTCGATACTTCCGGGTTGGTCTTCTCCCACCGGTTCGCCAGAGCGATAACATCCTTGCTGCTCACGGCGTATGAAGGCCGGGTGTAGATTACCTGGAAATGCTCCGACTGGATGGTCTGGCCGGCAGCGATAGCTTCCAGTTTTCATGCTTCTTCGAGCTCTTGGATTTTCTTCGCCAGGGCTTCTTCCTTCTGGCCGAACTCGTAGTCAATCGCTTCGAGTTCCTGGGCGACATCAAGCGGGATCACGGCGTCCTGCGCCTGCTTTTTAGAGGAAGCGATCAGCGTGCGGTGATAGTAAAGCTCTTCGAGTTTTTCAAGATTAGTAGGTTCTGGCATGTTAATTTCTCCTCAGTATTAAACAAACACCGCCCGGCTTTGGACACCGGGCGGTCAGTTCGCCTAAACCACGTTGGACCGGTTCACGAATACAAGGCGGGTGTTCACTCCGGTTCCGCTTTCTTTGAACGAGTTTCCAGGCAAGAAAACGCTGTACCCGTCATGCTCTGCCAGCCATTCCCTGAAAGATGCGGATTTCTTATCGGAGCGAAAGAACACGCCCTCAGACATCACGGCGGCCAGCTTTCCGGTATACGGCTTCAGCAGGTCATAGGCGTGGCGGACATGGTCTATGTCCTGACCTTCCTCGAACGGAGGGTTCATGTAGATACGATCAAACGGTGGATAGATGACTAGGTTGTATTCGAGAAAATCGACTACTTCAAGGACGGATACCTGTTTGAAGTTTTCAGCAATGTATTGCCGTCGGGAAGCGTTTTTCTCAATTGCGGTGAATTTGTAGGAGTAGGGTTTCAACTCTGGGTGAATAGATAGGTGACTTAAAAGTACCCCGAGGATTGCACCCTTGCCGGCTGAGGGTTCAAGGATACATGCGTCTGTGCGAGGGAAAGGTAATTCGCTCAACATCTTTTCGACAACTACTTTGGGGGTTTCATAGAAGCCATCACGCTCCACCACCAGCGAACCGGTGTCCAGAAGGCCGTCAACAAGTGGGCGGGGATCGGCTGTGAACACGTGCGCCCCAGCAGACCGGTTCCAATGTCCGCCCATTGCGGCCAGCGCTTTGTTCACTTCGGTATAAAGGTTTCTGTCCAGTTGAACCGGGATGGAACCGAGCGTACCGTCCTCAGACCATAACATTGATCGTAGAACTTCCAATACAGGTGTGCTAAAGTTCAAAGTCTTCGAGAGGGTCATATAAACTCCTGTAAAAATGTGTGAGTATTAAACAAATACCCGCTTGCTTTGGACAGCAAAAAGCCCCTGGGTTGCCAGGGGCTAGAGTGGGATCACCTCCTTTTTATCCTAATTTTTTATCTTGCGAGTCATCGCAGATGAAAACGCCGTAAGCGATTTTCCAGTCGTTCAGGTTTTCCCAACCGGTCAAGCGGTCAATAAACTGCTTAGCTTCCTGAACGGTTGAGTACGGATGGATATTGCGTTCCGTGTCGAAAATGCACACGGGGAATTTTGAATACTGATACCTATCTGTCCAGATATACACTCCCTTATACAGCTTTGCGCATGCCGGTTTGTAATCCGGTATGAACTGACATAGGCGGTTTTCCATCAACAGGGTGAGTTCTTTGTTCGTGGCGTCATCTGGGATATTCCGGTCGTCGTCATACCAGAGAAGAAAATCAGGATCAACGTCTCGCAACAAACCGATGGATAACTGGACACGAGCTAACCAGTATTGCACATACAGCATGTGCTTGCGGTTTATTTCCTCTTTGTAAGCCTGGATTTTGCGGCGCAGTTCCATTCCCTCTTTCATCGCCGCTATTTTCGGGTGGTATCCGTGAGTGCGAACATGAACCATGATAAGTACCTCCGGCTATTAAACAAACTAGCCGGAGGTTTGGACACTTTATTATTGGAGGTTATTCAGGGAATTGCGAATACTCTTTCCCGTTCAACATGCGCCCAGCAACCTGCTTACCAACACGCAGCGCCTTCCCGTCATCGGAAGTGGTGAACTCGCCCCACTGCTTGAAAAAGAACGGGGTTCCGGCTTTCTCGCACTGGTACAGCAGGCGCTTAGCCCATTCCGGTTTCAGTGGGCGGGCGTTCGGACCGGATTCACCTCCGCAGATAACCCAGTCGATTTTCGCCATGCCGGCCATACCGAAAACCATTGGCGTTCCATCCTGGTTATTTTCAATCGGAATTGTTGTGTACCGCATCCCGAGAACATTCAAATTGTATGCGCTATCGGTATGGTATTTCACATTCAGGAGATCTACCCCGGAAAGCAACGGTTCACAGGAAATGAAGTGTTTGGCAGCCGGGGTATTCATCAAGATCGGGATGCGCTCGTTTGCGGCTTCCTGGTTCTCAACGCTTACACCTAACCACACGTTCGGAAGCACAAGCTTTTGTAGACTTTCCCCGAATGTGCCCTTGAACCAGTGTTCCCAAAGCCAGTCCTGCATCCGCCTGGGGCGCTTCGTGAGGATCAGAAAGGTATGCTGTTTGCAATATTCCATTCGCTTGAAAATAGCGAAGATAAATCCGTCCGGCACCTCCGGGTGGAACAGGTCGCTCATGGAGTTTACGAAAATACGTTCTGGGTCGCTCCAATGAAGCGGGTCATCCAACCGGTTTTCAAAGCACCGAATATCGGTGAAAGGTCTCCCTTTCCAAAAGCGCTTCGCAACCCGTTCGGCGTAGCAGTTGGCGCACCCTGCGCTGACCTTCGTGCATCCGGTTACCGGGTTCCAGACTTTGGTCGCCCATTCGATCTTGGTATTACCGCTAACCTGTTTACCTTCCTTTTCAGTCTGCCGATTTTGACACAGCAGGGTTTGATGCTGAATTGATCAATTTCTGGTAAACCTCGGCTGGGTGCATTTTGGTGTATGGATCGTGGGTTGAAAGTTCACCGGCAGCTAAGCGCAAGGCAGTGCAGACAATTTTAATCGGAATCTGAACCGCATTGGCGTTTTGGATCCATTTCTGAACTTCGGGTCGTTGAGCCTTGAGGCTGGTATCCGCAATTGCAGACACGGTTCCGCGCATGAGGGTGTAGGCGAATGCTTGCGGATCAATCGCCATTTCCTTGAGCAAGGTGCGGGCGTTCTCGACCTCGGCAGGTGTGCAAACCGGCATACGGCAGGTGGTGGCTTGCAGGAGGATTGAGCTTAAGGCGCCTTCGAGTGCTGCAACCCGGTTCTCAAGTTCTTCCCGCTGTTGGATAAGGTCTTTCTTCTCAACTGGTTTATCGTTCATAGATTACCTTTCGTTAGAATGTGACTGGTTTTTTTGGATCGAGGTTTTTCCAACGTAAAACACAGCCGTTTACGCCTGGAGCCGGTACGCAATGGACAACCCCGTCTTTATCAACTACCCTGTGGGTAGTTCCACCCTTGCGGGTATACAAGGATGATGGAGAATTGATCCGGTAAACACGACCGCCGAAATCGTACTCTCGCCATAACTCAGCGGAGATGTCACGGCTTTCAAGTTCTGATCCGGTATCAGCAAAATATTCCGCACTATTGACAGTTTCACTCATAGAATACCTTTCGCTAAAATGGAGGGTCTTCGGTCGGTCCTTCGCAGTCTGGATCGTCCTTGAATTGTTCCGTCTCACCTACGGGACCGGCACCAGGTGGCAATAAAGCGCTCACGTCCAGTTGGTAAAGTTTGATCGGTGCCGGCGCATTCCTGGATAAGAACGCCCGGACAATATCCTCGGTGGTCGGGGTAATTCCATAAATAGCTGAGGCGTTGTACAGTTTGGTAAACTCGGGATTACCGTTCACAGCGGGCACATCAACCCGGACGAACGCCTGACCACCGATAATATGTTCGGTTACCATGCCTGCGATTTCCTGGTGACCGAACAATTCGAGCACAGCCCACGTATCAAGATTTTGTCCCATGTTCTCCTTTCCTTAAAACCGATTGTGCTTTCTCTTCAAGAGCCTGCTTGAGTTCCTGAATTTCTTCCTCTTTGCTTTGCAGGCTGGCAACGAGCGCAAAATAATCAGGCGCATGCACACGATCACCCAATATCTCTCGAATGAGATTGTCGGCGGCTGAGTCCAATTTCCAGACTTGAAGCTGCCAGGCAAATTCCACAACTCGCATAGAAATCTCTGCAATTTCTTTTTGAGATTTCTTTAGCTGGTTTTCTACAGAAATAACCATTTCCCCCAGTTCTTTATTGTTCTTCTCACATGCCAAACACCAGGAAGCCAGGTTATCGTGTGAACGGGATAACAGGTTCTGGTAGCGGAGTTCGTCTTCCGGTGACCTGGGGGCGTTGTACTGGTTTTCAATGCGGTTCGGGCAAACGTGGGGAATTGTCTCATCCAGTCCGATGTCACCGCCACAGCTTAAACATTTACTACCGATGGTTTTCCCGTCATCGCCCACGTAATCAATAATCAGTCCGCTCATTCAGCGCCTTCATTCTGTGTGTTGTGGTGATCCTTCACGAATTTTTCAACATCCTCGTCCACAACAATCACTTTATCGAACCCGGCTTTCTTAGCGGCGGTGATCAATATCTTTGTGGTGAAATTGTAGATAGCCTTAGCCAGTTTGGCCTCTCTGGGGTTTGCATCTTCCCTCAAAAGAATGTTCACCGCAACGGAGGTGTTATTCGCATTTGCCTCGATAGTTGTTTGCACCTGTATCATTCAGCGCCTCCGTTCCCGCCCACAACCAGTACCCCCATTACCATTCCCAAATTCCCGTTGACAACGAGCAAAGCTGCCCGGCAGATCGCTAATTCGAGAGTGGGAGCGAAAGCCTTCGCTCCATGCTCAAAATCGCAGCACCAGCCTTGCTTCTCGCTATAAGAAAACTTCGGCTGACTGCGAAGCGTTCCGTACATAATGCGCTTCACCACCTCGAAAGCTGATACCAGGTCGGTTGAATAATTCGGCATCCAGTGAGGCCGGCCTTCTGCGTCCCACATGGCGCACCATGATATACGCGGATCTCCGGGCGGAGGTACGGTCAACCGGCCTTCAATTCTCCATCCGAACACCGACGTTGCGATCAAGGCGTCCATTCCGCGGCCTTCCGGGATTTGATGTATATCTTCCGTTTTCCCTTTGCGGTTCACAATATTCCTCCAAATTGTAGATGTCGCCATACATAGCCACCCGACCTGTTTCTCTTTTGCTGGCACTCTGGACAGCGGACCGACAAGGGGTGGTAAACGATGGTTTGCTTACGGCAATCCTGGCAATGGATTGTGCGTGGTTTGTAGCGTTGAGACAATTCGTTTCTCCGAAGAACATTTCTATTCCTTGCTCAGGATTTCTGACACGTACGCCGGCGAACTTTCGGCGATGATCGCAATGGCCGATCCGGTGAGTGCCGGCCACTGGTTATGTACGGTAACAATTCGCTTTTGCTTATCCTCAGCGAACAAGCCATTTACTACGTCCCCCATTGAACCGAACTTACCTTCGGCTGTATCGGCTCGCTTATTCGCTGTCTCAACTTCCTTGTTCGCTTCCCTCAGTTGTTTGCGAAGGTCGCCAATGGTTTCCTTCGCCTGGATCAACTCCGGGTCGTCATCCGATTCGGTCTCTGCCACATTCGAGAGAACCCGAGCGAAGGTCAAACTAATGAGCGGTAATATGGCTCCGAACGAGATAGCAAAAACACCGAACGGAATATTCCATTCGGTGAATATCGCCATCTGGCGGCCGAACTCGACCGCATGCGCCAGGTTAGCGAGTGAAGATAGACCTAATGCAGCTACCAGCCCAAGCGAATAAGCGTTTAGATAGCGATAGGTGAATTTCTTTCCAGCAGACAGCCGTTTCGGTGTCTGTTCAATGTGCTTTGACAGCTTGTGGGTAAGAGCGGCGATAGCGGCCTCAAACGCCAAAGCGGCCGCCCATGATACCCATACCTGCCCGGTGGACGGTTCAAATTGCCCGAACGCCCATGCGGTATGAGGAAAAAGGACGGCCAGTAATGCGATATAAATTACCCATAAAAGGGCATTGATGCTGAGTATTTTTTTCATAGTCTCCTGATAAACAACTCCCCCTTACGGTCTCCTGGCGCTCCTCGCCAAGAGACCGCCCTTCAAGGGTAGGAGAAGTCACTCGACGGTCACTACACCGTCTAAAGCCGAAGGCTGGGGTCGAACCAGCGACCTACTGATCACAAACCAATTGCTCTGCCACTGAGCTACTTCGGCTTCTTGCATGCCAGGGCGGGAGGTATTGAGACACCCTGGTATCAAGCCCACAGCAATACCGGTAAACGTGGGCTAGATTTCATGTTCACCGGCTGTACCGGTACGTGGTGCATTCTACACCTTCCCAAAGAGCACAGCCGGTGATTGCCTGCGCCGCAGCGTATCAGGCTAGGTTTAGTTAGCGTCTTTCCTACGTCCAGGGACCTGACTGTTTACCGACTTCTAGGCGGCTCGCCGCTCGGTTGGGAATTCTTATCCTGGTGTTCAGCAACCCTTCCCAAGTTGCTGCTCTCTGTTGCGGGAGGTAGATTCGAACTACCGATCGCTGGTTATGAGCCAGCCGAGATAACCGCTTCTCTATCCCGCAGGGGTGCCGGCATTCCACCGGCTCGCCGCTTTTACAGCGCGGTCGCGCTCTGCCTATGTGCCAGAGGTCTCACCACTGAAGCAGGTGACGCTATCCGTTCTTACCATTTTTATAGACTTGTTTGAACGGACAAAGTCAACCACGTCTTGTGGAGAGTGAACGCTTCGAACGTCCTTTTCTGGCAATTTACTTTCTGGATAGTCTGCTTGTACTTCACAGTAGTTTCCAGATTTCGTTCCAGTGACCTAGCCTATTAGTCGATCTCCCCAAATAACGTACAAAAGTTGGGCGGTCAGGATTTGAACCTGATTTATGGGATGCACCGAAATAATGTCTGGCGGGCTTGTCTATGCGTCCATAGATATATGCCTCGGTACGACGGCTGTCCGTCCCATGCGGGCGTCCCTACCGCGTGTGTTCACACCCGATAAGCCCGGCGAACCCGGAACTCGCGTTTTAACACCGCCGCCCAAATCTTTGCGCATGCTCCACCGTGCTTATGGTTCCCGTAGGATCATGGGCTCACCCAGGATGCGTCCCTGGTAACACCCCTCAACACTCAAACATCTCAGCGCTCAAGCATCTTGTTTCAGTACACGGTGTTTCTTATCAACCAGCTTGTAGTTTAGACATGCTGTCTTTGACCGAGATCAACTACAAGCTGGTACAACATCTGGGAACCATGCGAATAGGGTTCTACGTTTTACGAGCATCCATCGGAGGAACCGTTCCACTCGTCTACTCGGCTTACTGGTTGCCAGTTATTGCTTATTCCATTTTCAAGGTTCTGAGTATTAAACAAATACCTGCTTACTTTGGACACCTACTCGAACAACTGTTTTTCCCGCAATCTGATAATGGCGCTGTTCTTTATTTTCCGTACGCCTTCAGCAGACAGCCCCATACGGCTTGCGGTTTTCCGTAAGCTAAGCGGCTTTTCACCGTTCAATCCAAACAGGTGGGTAATTACTGTTTGCTCCCGATCAGGCAACTTGCTCAGCTTTCCCATGATCTCAGCGGTCAAGACGGATTTCTCCGAAGTGATCTCGGTGTCTGTATCATCCGGTATGAGGTCAGCAAGGGTTTCCGACCCACTTTCAGAGCCGGCTACACGATCAAGAGATGATACAACTACGTGCAGCTTGGATATTTTTTCTGCAGGAATGCCGGTGATTTCAGACAACTCGTTGATCGTTGGCGGTCTGTGGTTTTCCTGAATAAACATGGCTTGTGCTTTCCCGACCACTGCCTTCATGTTGTGGGATTGCTCGGAAAAGTAAATGGACTGCCCGATCTTCCCATATCTCGAAATAAACATGCGTATCCATTGGTATGCATAGGTGACGAACTTGTTTGAGTATTTGACCGGGTCGTAGTCCTGCATTGCCCGGATAATACCCATGCGTCCCCATTGCTTCAGGTCATCAAGACTTTGATCCCCACACGATCCGGTTGCCATGTAGCTCATTGCGACACGATGGATCAAACGTTCATTGTGTGCAATGACCTCATCTGCGGCGTCCTTCGCTTCTACCGATTTTTTATCTTCACAATTTTGGTAGATTTGAACAAGCGCCTGAATTTCATCCTCTGGCAATATCTCGTGATCGGTGGTTGGAAGCATTTACCTATTTCCCCTTTCCAGTGGAACGAACCTGGTTTGCTCTTTCAGGAACACAAGGTTTACCATTCCAGTTGGTCCGTTACGGTGCTTCGCTGTTTCCAGGTGGGCAACCTTTTCCCTCGACTCGTCCTGGTAGATGAACCAGACGCAGTCTGCGTCCTGTTCGATAGACCCGGAATCTCTCAGGTCTGAAAGCTGCGGGCGCTTTTCCGTCCTCTGCTCTACAGCACGGGATAATTGGTGTGCTGCGAGGATCGGAACCTTAAGCTCTTTGGCAAGCTGTTTCATCGCCCTTGAGATCTCCGAAACCTCGTCAACTCTCTTCCCATATTCCCGGTCGGGGGTAAGCAGCCCCAGGTAGTCCAGAATGACTAAATCAAGACCGAACTGGGCTTGTATCCGCTTGCACTTTGCCCGCATCTGGGAAGGTGTGAGGTAGGCGGTGTCATCGAACATGACCGGAATATTGGCGAGCGAATCTATCGAAACGGTGAACTTGCCCCAGTCTTCCTCTGTCAGCTTTCCGGTTTGGATAGTCTGACCGTTCAATTCAGCATCAATAGCGGCCAACCGCTGAGCCAGTTCAAGATTATCCATTTCAAGCGAAAAGACGGCGACCTTGTGCCGCTTCTTATATGCAACGTGGTGCAGGATGGTAAGTAGTAAAGAGGTCTTTCCTTGCCCTGGCCGGCCTCCGCAAATGTACAGCCTGGACGGTTGAAGACCGCCACCCATGAGAGTATCCAAGTCAGCCAAACCGGTAGGCACTCCGGGGAAGTAGTTGTCAGGTTTTGCAGCCAAGTCTTCAACGTGATCGTACAGGTCTGAGAACACGTCATGTGCGGATTTTGTTTGACCAGCGACCGCATCGCCGGCGATTTCTAGGACGCTGGTTATGCTATCCGAGACCGTTTTCTCGATGCTGTCTGATTGGTTGTATGCGATCCGAGCGATTTGATCCGCAGCGGCTATCAATCGCCTGCGTGTGGCCGCATCCTTGATGTACTTGGCATATGTACCAGCGTGCATGGATGACGGAGTATTGCTTACACAACCCATCAGGTATGAGGAGCCGCCGATTTCAGCCAGTTGATCAGATTTCTCAAGTTCTTTGGTTACGGTCAGGATGTCGATAGGTTCCGATCGTCCACGCAACATGATAAACGCTTCCCAAATCCAGCGGTGCCGAACGATATAAAAATCATCCGGCTTTATATACTCCGCTGCGTCGTAAAACGCTTCCTGGGAAATAAGCACGGAGCCGATAACGGATTGCTCCGCTTCTGTATCTGAAATCGGCTGTGTGATGAAATCGTTCACATTCCACCTGAATTGGCAGCCGGTTCCGGTTTGACAACCTTTCTGTCCTTTATCGTCAACGGCTTCCAGGTTTTCATGCGCTGTGCAAGCGGTGTCTCGACATCGGTTTGCGGCGCTTGTTCGTCAGATATTGGGAATGCCTGGGGGTAAATGTACTTGAACGACCACTGACCCTTCTTTCCCGTGGGGGTCCAGTTTCCGATAGATGACCGCCGAAAAGTATCGCTCATAAACCATTTACAGAAAGTGGCAACCGGTTTGCCAGACCGTTCCTGTTCCAGCAACCACTTATCGAACGTACCCCAGTGATCCCAGGGGGTGTTTGTACGCATGAGGGTGTCCCATGTGCGCCGAATGTGTTGCAGGCTGATCTCGTCTTCAGACGGGACATAATCCACGTCACCAACCATTGACCATACCGGGTTTGCAGACAGTACTTTCTTTACTCGTTCCGTATTAATTAATGGATGGTTAATGGATGATTCTAGTCCAGTGGCTTGACTCGTGCTGGTCAAGTGGCTTGACTACCTGGTGGTCAAGTGGCTTGACTAGTTCTCTAAGTTTTGTCATATTGATTTGGTAACTATTCGTATGCCTCTTACTTACCCCGGTAAGAGACATTAGCCCGTTTTGGGTAATGGCTTCCAAAGTATCCGCAATACCCTGACGGCTTAAAGCTGTTTTTACTTCGAGCCTTGAATACCCTGGGTATGCAGATTCACCGTCATCGTTTGCATGGTCTGCATAGGCCAACATTATCAGCTTTACAGTCGATGCTTTGGCGTTGCGCTGCTCCCCGTCCTTCGTGTATGGTAAGTCTTGCATTTCCGCATCGAAGACAAGTGTCGTAACCTTTACGCTCATAACAATGCTCCCTGTATTGCTTCTCCGAATCGCTCGTTAGCCGAGTTCCGCATAATTCGCAAAGTTTCAGCCATGTCAGTAATCTTTGGCTTGAACTCTTTGTCCACAAATTCGTTGAACTCGGCTTTTGAGGAAATGATGTAGTAGCCTTCAGAAGGAAGCGCACCGATAAGCCATTGTTCCCGGCGCAAGTTCCTGATTGCGATCCTGATCTGGCGCTTTTCTGCGTGAAAACCTAGATCAATTAGGAAAATAGCCAACTGGTCAAGGTGGAGCGCATTTTCCTTCCCGATGTGGTTCTTCAGGATTTGGACAACAGCACGCTCCAACCCGGCCGGCATGGTTCTGATCAAATTGTCATAGTATGCAGGTGAGGTATATTTGGCGGGCGCCATTTACGCCTCCGCAGGTTTATTACTCTCCGCCAAATTCCGGGCAATGTTCGCATACCGCGGCAAGTGGGCGGCGATCTGGTCGGCCAGGTCGGGGGTCAACGGGATAATAGCGCCCCGGTAGAAAATAGATACCATGCCGGCCTTAGCGCCCATGTAGACGCTGTTGCTTGCTTTCACGTTTTTATGAGTTTTGGTTTTATGGGTAAAAAAATTTAACATGTAGAAACTCCTCAAAGATTAAAAAAACAAGATGTCCGGATGGACACCGATTGATCGAAAAAAAAAGGAGCGGCTTTTTCACCGCTCCTGAATGAAAATTAGTGGCGCTTACGCAGGATGGAAATCATAGCCTCGATCTGGTTCAGATTTTCTGTCCACCGTTCGATGGTTGGGTGCTTGTCCTTACCGTAGGTGAGAGCTCCGATATTCAACGCGATATCCGCATTCTCAAGATCATCGACTGCGTCTCGCATATCGTTCAGAATTTCTCTGGTTGGAATGTTCACGCCCTGACAATTACCGGCGGTTACTTGTCCAGTAATCTGTCCGGCTTCCTGGTTTTGGGGATCTGATGGTAAAGTTGGCATGGTTCACCTCTCCCTAAAATGGGATCTCCGGGGGCGGTTCATCACCGTACTCGGCGCTTTCAGGTTGCACAGCGGTGCTACCAGATGCTTTCCCGAACAGGGATACCCAGACCTCGGTCGCAGTCAGTTCGTACGATGCACCAGGTGTACCGTCCGCACGGGTCCAAATACGCGGGCAGCCGGTCGTCGGATCAGGTTTCAGGTATCCTTTCACAAGCACCTGTTGACCAACAGCAAGGCGGTTCACCTGTTCAGCCAGTTGTCCCCAGCAGGTGACGGTAAACCAGGATGTTTCCTGCTTCTGTTCACCGCCGTCTGCTTTCCATTTGCGGGACACGCCGAGGGACAGCTTCACAACCTGCTTCGCATCCGGCGTATAGCGCATTTCAGGCGCTTTCCCGACATTACCTACTAATTCGATGTCCATTCGTGGAAACGGCATAAAAACCTCACAATCAATAATGCAGAGCCGGTATTCCAAACCGGCTCTGCTGGTTTCACCGCTTAGGCGGTCTTGGTGCTCAGGATAATCTTCGCAGCTTCCCGCATTTGATCGGTCACGTTGCTTGCGGTCGAAGCGGAGAGGGTCTTCAGTTTATCCAGGCTAAGGGTGCCGATTTCCGCACCACCTGGGGTCTTGACCGCTCCGGCTTCTTCAACCGTCATCGAAACCGGTTCTGGTGCGCTTTCGTTCCCGTTCAACGGGCGTAAACCTTCCCAGCGGACGAATAACCGCTTGGGGTGCTTGTCGTCTGTGTCGCCTTCCCATTTCGGGTTGAATTTCCAGACGAGTTTAGCCGGGGCTTTCAGGGCAGTAACGTACTTGTCCGTGGCCGGCTTCTTACCGCGCTCGATAGTGCTTCCATCCCACAAGAGCATTTTTTCGACGCACAGTCCGGTAGCGGTCTCAAACGCCTTGATGTTCTCAAGGGAGTTCAGGTACATACCGATCAGCCGGAAGTTTCCGTTCACAGGGTAAACATCCATTACCGGGGTGACCGTACCGTCATCGTTGACTTTTTCACGGCGGACAGCGAATCCGATCTGTTCAAAGTTCTCGCCGTCCATGAGACCGGGAAGGTTCACGGTGAAGCCGGCGGCGACCAGTTGATCGACCGATTCGACCAAAAAAGAAGCCTGTCCTTTTGTGATTGTTTCAGCTAACGAAAGGGGGATTGATACTTTTGCACCCGTGGGGTGGTATAAACTTACAAGAGCGTAATTCTGTTCAGTCATTTTTTGCATCTCCAAAGCAAAGTAAAAAAGGTTGAATACGATTGGTCAAGTAACCTGGTCATTAGTTTTGCTTGCTGGTTTCCTCTGCTTTCTCCACGGTCATCGAAGTCATCCTTTTCTGCAACGCTTCGATCTTGCGGATTGCTTTCTCTGGCGCATCGGAACGGATAGCGTTCAAAACCACATTATCCAGTTCCTTGTATGCTTCCTCTAAGTTGGTTGTCAGGTTTTTCATAGTAAAACCTCCAGCTATTAAACAAATTAGCTGGAGGTTATGACACCGATTTGAGTTACCAATCGAAAGCAAAATCAAAGAAGATTTTATTCGTTCCGGTCTGGCCGCCTAAATACTCAGCTTCTGCCTTCCGGCGCATCGACATGATCCCCGCTGTGTCCCGGACTGGGTACGGTTTCCCTTTGAACGCTCGTGCACCACCAGGCCATTCCCGGACAACCCAGCCATTATCTTTACACCACCGGAGCGCATCGGCTGTGTCAGCTAAAACCGCTTCCTGGATAGGACGGGTTTTTGCTGTCCAGCCATACGGGTACTTTTGCACACGCCAACCGTCAGCTTGTTTATAAAAGTCGATCCGGGTGATTTCACCCCGCAGCGCCCGTCCGTGCGTACCGTCTGCCATTTCGCATGTGTAACCGGCGTCCTGCAGGTCGAGCATGAACAAGCCAATGTTCTTATTTACCGTTCGGGAAAGGTCGCAAGGCGGCGTAGCATCTTGGTTCCAACCTTCAAACCATTCGCGCACCAGCAGACCGCCCGGAGTTTGTTCGACATCAATTCGTGTAATATTCATAATCACCTCCTGTTATTAAAAAAACTAACAGGAGGTGATGACACCGATTGATTTATTAGGTATTATGGCTAAATACTTATTTATTCCAAAGTACCGGCAGATAAGACACTTCTTTCCCTGATCCATTTCGGATATCCTCTCCGGTATTCTTATGGCTCGTGAACATAGCTGCTGGACGAGACCATTTACGCACCAAAGCTTTCCAATCGCTCGAATAATCAATGAATTTTTCGGGCGGTTGGTAGAGTTGTGCAAATGGCAGCCCCCCCAATTTCCAAACAGCTTCTAGGCGTTGTTCGGCTTGATCCATTGTTTCATTCATACCAATCATGCAGTAGACACGTAATTTACGCCTTTCAAAGCCCGCTAGCTTATTGAGTGCTTTTTCAAGAGGTATTAAAGCACCGTAGGTATCAGCAGCCAAAAACAAGCTGTCAAGCCTGATCGTCTTAAGAAGATCTACAAACCAATCATCTATCAGGCTCGCCTGAAGACCACCAGCAAAAATAGCCGCTCGTTTTTGCATTCTTAGCATCGAAAATACTTTTTCGATGTGGGTCCGGCTTGCCATGAGCAAATTATTGTCTTGAATGATATTTCCTTCTGCAAAATCCGCTATCTCAACGAGTTTTCCCTCCTTGCTATGCACCAGGCACCACGGGCAATTGTTGTCACAACCACGCGTGGTAAAGGTAACTCCAGTTTTTACATATCGACCTGGTTGAAAGTTGGTGGTTATATTTCCGAGTGCCGGCCCTCCGATTAATACCTTTGGGTAGTATTTTGACCATGCGGAAAGAAGGTGTTTCCCGTAATCAATATCCCATGTGAACGTTACGGAAACATGAACCTCCTCTGCTTCTGGACGAAACAAAGGAGGTTCACCAACAAACACATATTCATCGGATGGCGTGTAAGATGTCTTGCGTGGAAATACCCGGATAATCCCCATGCTGGATTACCGCATCTTTTTCAGCGCATTATTGACGACTCGACAGGCGGAAGAAAATGCTTCTGTCACGTTTGCAGTCCGCAGATACCGCGGGCCGTATTTCGTGACTATCTCTTTAGGTTGTGTCCAGTTCGCCAGTGAAAGGATCGTTTTTTCGTCCATAAAGGTCTCCTGGGTATTAAACAAACCGAAAATGATTATTGACATCAACACCCAGGAAGCCTGAGTCCTGTGAAAAATCCCCCTCGAATAAAATTGACAAATAATCCCCTGGCGTCCGCACTGGTAAGTGTGTTCATGGGTTCGTCAACCGAATGAGAACTACCGCCTAAATCCATCTGGACTATGAACGGCTGGACGAGGCCGACAAAATTCTGACCCGTTATTGTCGGCATGGGATCTTCTACAGAGCGCGGTTGGCTACGGTTGGTCTCTCCCCAATTAGTTGTTATCAGGAATGGTTCAACGAGAGAAATAGCCCCGGCGGCCGATACGGTAGGTAAAGGATTGTCCACGCTTCGAGGGGAGGCGCAAGATTGTTGCCCGAGAACAAAAGGCAGGCCGCTGTACTTACGCAATCCGGCTTCGATCCGCTTTAGCGTATTCTTTGCCAGCGGCTTTTTCCTTCCGTAAATTGACTTGCTGGGTATTCCAAAGTCAATAATACTGCGGGAGGCTTTCCACTTCTGGTGGTCGCCGAATAGGTCTGCCCCTCCTTTCTCACTGTAGGTAGGTTCAGGCCAGATAATTCTCTTATTCTTGCGCGCCATTATGAACAGGCGTTTACGGGTCTGTGGATCCCCATAGTCCGCCGTGTTGATCACGCGTGCCTCAACCTTATACCCGAGGGCGCGCATCGAGCTTAAGAACGACCGGTAAACCCGCCCTTTCATTTTTGGGATAGGTTTATTCCAGTGGCATTTTTTGTCGTGCAACTTCATTTCCTTATCGGTGCCGGCACCACAGTTGCAGTCATTGTATAACGGCCCCCAGTCCATGAATTCCGGTACGTTTTCCAGCAGTACATCGCTCACGTCCAGCGCTTCACACCAGCGCAGGACGTGGAAGGCGGACGCCCTGGATTGGTCGCTCATTGGCTTACCGCCCCGTGCGCGGCTGTGGTGGGTGCATTCAGGGGAAGCTACCAACAGGTCAACATGACCGCCAGGTACGGCTTTCCTGGGATCCACATTATCTAAACTCTCGCACCGGTGTTGTACGTTCGGATGGTTTTGGGAATGAGTAGCAATGGCTACCTGCCAGTGGTTTATAGCAATTAGATTCACTGAATACCCAAGTGCTTCGGCAGCTTTTATTAAGCCGGTCGATGTTCCACCAGCACCGCAAAAAAGGTCAATGGCGCAAATAGTTTTATTCATTCTTGCTCAAATTCAAGCCCGACCATGTCATCATCCGAAAACCCCATGTCTCGTAAAAATCGCTTTGCGGCGTCCACAGTCGCAAAACGCTTCGGGTTTCCGTCATAATCAAGTAAGTATTCACGTATACTGGCGTTCAAACATATTCCCCCAGCAGGACGAGATACCATAACCATAGTTACCTCCGCAATTCAGGTCTATGGGTATTAAACAAACAATAATTACAATCGGACACCTGAATAATTTCACTAACCCCCATATAACAAAAAAACTCCCCTGGAAAACCAGGGGAGCAACTTTCTTATTTTACGCTGACATGAACGCAGGTGTCAAGCCTGCAAGCTGGAAAATTCCCCGCAGGTCACGAACCCGGTTGGTGACCGCTTGCCGTGTGATCCCGAGAAATTCAGCGATGGTCTGGTGGGTCTTGTTCTCAGAGAGCATGACAACGATCTGCTTGTTCGTGTCATCCAGGCTGGGGTAAATCTTTGCCAGAACCAAACGCATTTCAGCTTCACTTTCGAGTTCGACCAACCGCTGTTCCGGTGATACCGCTTCTGCATCCGAGAACATTTCGATAAAGTCAGTGGCCTTGGTTTCGCTGTCGTCCTGTTCCGGGCCGGTGGTCACGTACCGCAGGTAAATCTTTTCAGCGTTGACCATGTTCCGAGCAGTCCAGGTCGCCAATTGGCAGATGTAGGATTTTGTATCCTCTGCCTTGCAGGAACGGAAAATCTTTTCGACCATGTGTTGAAACAGGTCATCTGCTTCGACTTTCCCGTTGGCGTACCGGTTTGCAATTTTCTTCAACGTGGGGGTTAGGTTTTCGATCTTGCTTTCGAGTGTAGTGATACTGCTTTCCATTTTGTGACTCCTGATGTGGTTTTCGGGGTTGCAGCCCCGAGTTGACAATATATTATCATATATCGTTTCAAATGTCAATAGTGATACGATATTATCAAACCATGCTATAATTCGATTGTGGATGAAAAAAAGCAAGAGTACAAATTCCGATTACACGAAATCCTAAAAGAACGAGGGATAAGTGTCAGTCAATTAGCCGCTGATGCTGGAATTCATTATCAGACGGCTATGAATGTTTATCACAACCGGACGCGTGGGATTTCGCTTGATGCTATGGCTGGCATTTGCCGGGTACTGCATATTAAGCCTGGCGATCTAATTGATACTGGAGAGATTGTTGAACACATTCGTAAATAAACCAAGCGATTACCAGGCGCTTAAGCAAAAATTTTCAACAATGGCCGTAAACAAAAAATTCAGGGCAAAGATATTTCACCTGCTGAACGGCCATTGTTATTATTGCGGTGAACCGCTTGACTTCGCCAGTTTTCATATTGACCATAAAAACCCGTTAGCCTACGGCGGGAAAAACGACGAGGAGAACTTAGTCCCCACCTGCCATTATTGTAATTTTTCTAAGAAAGATAGAAATGTCGAACAATGGAGAACCTTGCTGGAAAACATAAAAAGACGCAGCATGACCATTGTGAGAGATTTTGATCTAAAGTTTCCAGAAGGCAAGTTTTATTTTGAGGGTATCCAACAGGAGGACAATAAATAAGGTGGAACAAATACATCCCGCACTCGTGAAAGAAATTCAAAAGTATGTTCGTAAAGGGTTCCGGGTAGTCGAACAGACCCCGTACTCCGCACAGCTCGTCAAACCAAAGCGCTTCAGCTTTTGGTGGGCGCTGTTTTGGTTCTGTATGCTGGTAGTGGGATTGGTCGTGTATCTTTTCTACTATGCGGCGAAAAAGGATGAAGTTGTCTACCTGCAAATGGTAGGCGAACGGGTCCAGGTCACGAAGGGTTAAAAAGTGACGGCGGAGCTGCAACCCCGCCGTCGTGGTATGTCTCAGGCGACCACATCAGAGTCATTGAGCGCCTGGACGAATACCCTTCTTATTTGGCTGAAATATTCAGCCAGTTTACCGCACTTTGAAAAACTTTCTCCACATCCGGGTGACCCATAATAGGCGTTTCGCCTATTTCGTGAATGCCTTGCATGTGGCAGCCGGAAATATCGCAAGCTACCAATGCTGATCCAGTGAAGCCAAGTAGATGTTCGCTTTTTTGGCGAACCGTGCGGTTGATAGGTTCCCCGCTTCTGGTCACGGCTGATAGAATGACCGTGATCTGCTCGTCTGAGACAGACACCATACCCCAGGCGGTGAAACTTTGTAAATTATCTGTCATGGATTAAGCCTCCGAACTTTACCAACCGAATAATGTCAGGGGTAAACCATGTGCCCGTTTTGAAGGGCATTTTTTCGGCGATAACGAAAAATCGCCTTTTTTCAGCACATGGATATTTCAATCGTTTATCCATGTATTCTTTTTGTGCGCTGGGGGGGACTTGAACCCCCACGCCTTGCGGCACATGGCCCTCAACCAT